CATCAATCCATTCTTTCAATTTCCAAAAAGTTCCAAAATAATCATCAATAACTTGTTTGGCTTTACTTACTGATAAACCTGCTGTATCGGCTATCTTTTGTGGAGAAGCCCCGTAAAGGATTCCGAATGAGCTATATCATTACGAAAACACGGCTAATGTCTTCTCTGTATATTTCTATACAGTCTGGACTATATCTTTTAAATTAGAATCAACAAATTCTTGTACTTCTTTTAGTGACCTTAAAAAGAAAAACTTAAACTTAGGATTAGTACCAACTAAAGCTCTTTTATCTTCTATATTAGAAAAATAATTTTTATAATCTATCTTAAAGTTAGAGACTTCTATAAATAAATTACCTATTTTAAAGTCGCAAGTATATTTTCTTTCTGTTTCTAGATAATCTTTATAGTAGACTTGCATCTCTGGACTAAAATCTTTAAGAATCTGGTAACAATTAAACTCAAATTCAGAACCAAATGTAATATTATTGTATACTACCCTCTTATCAGTGTCTCTACAATTAGGGCAAGTTCCTCTATTAGTAGAATTAGGGGATACCACGCCCACAAGTTGAGTACAGTATTCTGTAGAGCACGCATTGCATTTAATTGTTATATAACCCAATTGATTATCAGGTATCTCCCCAATAATAGAACCATCAAGCTTAGACTTTACTAAAAATTTAAGCTCCTCTTTTCTTTTATTCCAAGGTAGATTTTTTGCGCAAGTTCTGCAACCTATAGTACTCCCACGCAAAGATTCTAGTGTTGTAGTATTTCTACTGTAACATTTTTTACATTCTACTATTATTTTTTCGCTTCTTTTGTAAGTACTCTTATCTACAGTAGAGATTAACTTAAGATTAAGTCTACTAACCTCTTCATGTAGTAGACTAATGGCTTGCTTTGGGCGAGCATAATCCTTATTTATTATTTCTAAAAACTGCCCGCAAGTCAATCCGGTCTTAGATTTTATTACCTGTCTACTACACCCTCTAGGAAAGTCTTCCATGTACTCTGTAACACTTTTTGGAAATCCACCTTTGTTGATAAAGTATTCACTTACTTTTTCCTTTAATTGTTCTAGTTCTTTTTGTTGATTCATAATTTAATCTCCCTTTTCGAGGGCAACCATTTCCCCCTACTCCTTTCGGATAGTCTCTGAACGTTCACCATTATTATCACTCTATAACTATATTATACTAAATATTCAGTTATATGTCAAGTAATAATTTTAGGCACTTCGCTGCTGATTGCCCAATCCTTATAATTTTCAAACTATCGCACTTACCATTTCTAGTTATGCTGTAGTTTATAAGGCTCTAAGGGTGTTCCAGCAATTAGAGAGATTTATAGGCGACCTCTATCGCAGGTTAAGATAGTTATTAATCGCCTTACATGCTTGCCGAAGCTCAGAATAGGAATCTGCTACCTCTTCTACAGGGCACTCAAGATTGAATACTTTCTTAGCAATAGCAGAGTGAAAGTTACCTCCACTTTTAAATACATCTTGTAGCGCTAAGTCATCCGAAAGAACTGCTGCGTAATACATTTCTGCTGTGGTTAAGTCCATTGCAACAATTTTATACCCTGGTCTTGCTTTTATACAACCCTTGACAGTAGGGTTATCGCGAGGAAGTTGCTGCATATTAAGCTTACCTGAAGAAGACAGCCTCCCACTGGTAGTCATATGAAGATTAAAATTAGTCCGTAGTCTACTATCTCTGTCAAGCTGAGGTATAATTTTATCAATATAAGTGGATTTAATCTTCAAACTTTTCCTTAGTTCTAGAATATACTTCGGAATCTCATGTTTTTCTGAAAGCTGTTCAAGTACTTCAGAATCTGTAGAATGTGCTCCCTTACCAGTTAGTTTACCTGTGGGCTTAAGACCTACATAATCAAACAGTAGTTTCCTGAGCTGAATAGTGCTATTAGGGTTAAACTGTTTTCCAGTATCTTCTTCCATTTTAGCGATTTCTGGAAATTTAGATAGACCTTCTACTGCTGCAGCAATCTGCTCTTCCATCATTTTTTGAGAGAATAGCAACCTATCTTTATCGAAAGGAACCCCATTATCTTGAATATCTGTTAAGAACCTACAGCCTGGCAGTAGAATGTTTCTGTATACATTAGTAAGACGTTCGTTCCTATCCAAATAGGATTTGAACTTCTTGTAGAGCATATAAGCCACGCAGGAATCTATCGCGGCATAATAGTACATTATATCGAAAGGAATTAGATCATAGGTAAAGTCCCCTTTTCTAATTCTATTCTTTCTACAGTAGTTTTCTCGCCACTCTACTAGTTCTTGTTCATAGTCTCCATACTTAGTGAACTTCATTGCTAGTTCTTTTAGACCATGGCTACCCTGAGTTTCATCAAGAGTATAATGCATCAACATTGTATCTTGAAAGTTAGGAAACTTAAAGCCGAAGTGGTATTCAAAGAAAGCGAGGTCAAATTTAGCATTATGAAAGACTACAGCCTTTTTATCAAAGAGCATTTGTAGAGCTTCTTCTACCTCAGGGGATATGCAATCTGCTGAGATGTAAGCCCCAGAGTCGGGCTTATACGTCAGAGATATGCCAAGAATTTCCCCATTTCGAGGGTACAACGCAGATGTTTCAGAGTCAAGCCCTATAACATCATCGTCATAGTTTATAGCATTTTTTACGTATTTCAATGCTTCCTCTTCATCTTCTATACCGATGAATTGGCTTCTATCAATTTCAGCCTCGGAAGCTTCACCTTTCACATACTTAATAATCTTGTTTCTAGCTTCAATCCAAGGTTTTTTAGCTTCTGGCTTAAACCTAATCATTGCTGGGTTCAAAACTGGAAGAAATTTATCATCTACTAATCTTCCTGAATAAGAAGTAATTGCTGTGTACTTTGTAAAATACTTTAGAGACTCAGACCCAACTAAAATTACGAATTCGTACTCATCTGTGTTGATATCAATATCAACATCTTTACGTAGTACTTTTTTCAAGTCTGGATTAGAAGTAAGCCTATAAAGATCGAATTCAAACTCATTATTAAAAAGTTCTTTATAGTCATTCTTACTAGGTTTAACTTCAACTATTGCTACTTTAGCCATACAATTTTTCCTTTAGTCTGGATGCCCGATTTGGTGTTAAATCTCCCGGGTCGGTATCCCTTAGATTAATATTTCGTACGTCCATTTCTTGTTCTTCAATTAGCTCTTTTACTTTTTCTGCAGCTACCTGTCCTGCATCGTCTGGGTCGAAACAAATGTCAATTCCTGTTGCACCCATCATTTTTAGTAATTCTATTTTTTCCTTAGAAACAGTACTTGTACCAAAGGAACAGACAACATTTCTATACCCATTGTCCCATAAGTTAAGCATGTCAAATAGTCCCTCGACTAGCAAGAATTTGCCCTGCAAGGGCACAGCTTTGCTGAGCGGGAAAAGAGGAACTTTAGCTCTATCAGGATAGATTTTGTACTTTTGTTTCTTTTCATAGGGGTCTTCTGAACGCCCTATGAAACACACTATCTTATCTTTCAAATCCCGTATCGGAAAGATTATACGGTTAGAGTAGTCTTTACTAGAAGATCTAAAGGCTTCGAATTCTCGTAGAGTTTCTACTGACACACGATAATCCGTTTCTAGTAATGCGTAATCTTCGGGAAATCTCAATCCTACTGACTCGGCGCGGATATCTTCAATTTTGCGATGTAGTGTCTCTCTGGCGGTGTCAATCTTATTGAATTTTTCCCCAAAATAATGAAAGATATTACCTTTGTACCCGCATGAGAGACAGTGGAATATTCCTAGAACTTGGTCAACTCGCATACTAGGATTGGAGTCGTCATGCTCTGGGTTGAGACAATTAATGACAAAATCTCTACCAGAGGTTTTATGATATATTTTCTTTTTATCTAGTAACTCTTTTACATTCATAACTTCTCCTGCAAAAAATAAAGGCTCGAAACCTTTATTATAAGATATTCGAGCCTTTATAAATCGTAGACATCCTCCCCAGTGGAATTATTAGATTTTGAAGATTTCTCTTTTGTTTCTTTTTCCGGTAGTTGTGCTGGTTCAGGCCCCATCTTCAATGTAGACCAATTCATTTTAGAAGTAAAATCAACCTCTTCGTTATCTCTCATCTTAACACATTTAAAAGTTATGCATTCGTCTTCTTTCTTGTGTGCGTCTAGTGTGAAAGCCGCATCCGCTGAGTCTAGCAACCCTTTCGCGAATCTAGCTTCCCCAGTCGCATCAATTTGGTATGGTGACACTACAGGAATTTCATACTCCTGAGCAATGGCTTTAAGAGCTTTAGACACCTCAATTTGCTCTGTCCAGTCATATTGCCCCATTTTTCTATGACCAAATCTACTCACTTGGTTGACATAGTCCACTAAGATAACGGCAGGTTTTAATCGCTCTACCTTTTTATCAAGTTCGCTCCTTATCGTTGCTAGCGTCATAGACGGATCGTAAACGATATCAAGTTGTTTTTCTTCTAAAAGAGGGAGCCTAGATAAGTCTCCGTGTAGTTCGTCAAAACTACGATGTTGTAGGTATTTTTCATAAGCCTTTTCTCCATCAGTAAAGCGACCAGACCACCATTTAGCAACAATACGCCATTCTTCTACTGATAAAGTTTTGCTTCGCATTTTAGAGGCTGGAATACCTGTAGCTATAGCACAGTTACGCTGTAGTACAGCCCTAGGTGTCATCTCTATTGTGAAATATATTGAAGAACGCTGCAACTGTTCATATGCATGGACAGCTATATTAGAGCAAGTAAGGGACTTACCCGTACCTCTAACACCGCCAATAAGTATATAATCGGTACAGCCGAACTTAAATTTAGAGTCAAAGTCAGAATTCAACCCAAGTGAGAATGCTTTACTAAGGTCTTCCTCGGAATCAAATAACTCTATTCTGTTCATGTCCTCCTCCGGGTCTTTCATATCAACCCTATCTTCGACATGAGCAATTATATTTGAAAGGTGGGTTATATTATCTTTAGCAGAATCTATCATTATAGACTCTTCAAGATATTTAGATATTTGGTCTAAAATCTCCTCTTGAGCATATTGATTTTTTACATACTCCAGTAGTTCGGAGTTTGGTAAGTCAACATCCTCTGCTAAAGATATAGCATATATTTTATTTAATACAACATCGCTTCTGACGGAGAGCTTTAGTGCATCAAAGGAAGGAAGCCTACTGTGGTCTTCAAAGTATTTATTTATAATTTTATAAACACTGTGATATTCAGCAGGCAGATAGTGAGGCCTTACCTGTACCCAAGTGTCAGAATCCACCTCTGATATAACTTTTTTAAGAAATACTTGTGTTATATTCAAAAGAGGCTCCCCGATTTAAGGCAGGGAGGGGTAAAGTAACCCCTCCCTATAATACAATTACTTTTCTGCTTTTTTCTCAGCTTTAGCAGCACCGTCATAGTCAGAGGCAGAAATACCACGACGAGTAAGCATTGTTTTTACACCACGCTCAGTCTTCCCAATAGCTTCTGCAATCTCTGCTACAGTCATCTCAGCTACCTTATCTCCAAGGTCTGCGAGAGCGTCAACAGCTTTAGCTGCTTTAGATTCTTTCTGCTTAGGAATAGCATCAATTTCCCCTGAGCGAAGAAGACTAAGAGCTTTGCCACGGATGGAGTTAGTAGCCCGACCAAGCTTCTCAGCGATTTCTTCAATGAAAGCACCGTCCTGTACCATCTGTACAAAAGTAGCCTGCTCTTCATCAGTGTACTTTTTAGCAGCTTCTACTTTCGGAGTAGGGCGTACATAGTCAGTAAGTTCCATGCTGAGTACTTTGCCTTGTACTTTCTTAGCGGTGAAATCCCCCCCAAGCTGTTCTGCAAGTTCGCCATAGGTAAAAGTTCCCTGGTTATTGGTTAGCAGCTCTTTAAGCTTAGCTTCATCTTCCTCTGAAAATGCTTTGCCTTTAATTACTTCGGACGCCAACTGAACATCATAGCCCAGTTTACGAAGTTTACTAGATACAGAGCGAGCAGAGGTCTCGAGAGCGTCAGCAGCTTTTGCTACATCTTCCTGAGTAACATATGTTCCTTCCGGAAAAATACTAGTAAGTTGTGCAGTGCGCTCTTCAGTCCATTTTTGTGTAGTTTTTGCCATTTTAATCAGTCTCCTAAAAGTTGGTTAAGGTTTGTAACAATAGTTACGCCAGATTCTCTGGCTTTCTCGGTTTTTGCGGATTCAATTCCGCTCTCATTGACTAGAATATCTACTGCTTTCGTCATCCTAGGAACTGTGGAGTATCCGTTATTATGTAGAGCTTGCTCTGCTTCCGCTTTGGTTTTGAAAGTCTTAAGCTTTCCTGTTATGCAAACTGTACCTTTGGAGTCCTCAGTGTTAGTCTCTACGACGTTGGATGACTTAAAATCAAACGGTAGAATATTCTCATACATTGGCTTATATACTTTATTAAGCCAGTTTAACAAATTTGCTGATGCTTTCGGTCCGATTCCTGCGTCTTTAAGAGAGCTTTCTGTTATTTCATCGATATGTGAAACTTTAGAACAGATTTTACTAGAAGCGGTATTACCAATTAAAGGAATATTGAAAGCTGGTAAAAGCATGTTGAGGGGAAGTTTTTTCGATTTCTCCAACTCATTATAACACTTAATACCATTTTTCTCACCTAAAGCATCAATAAAGTCTTGCTTTGAAAGTTGATAAAGCTCCACTATGCTATTAATTTCCAGTTTTAGAAGAGAAGCCTCTCCTAACCCCTTTATCTTCGCAGTTTTAGTAAAATGCTGTAGAGCTTTCAATGTTCTAGCTGGACAGCTCGAATTTTTACAGTATAACTGGTCATTGACCCATAGTAGATTGCTGCTACATTCTGGGCAATTTGTAGGTGGAATAATTTCCTTCATAGCCTCAACTTTCATTATTTTTATATTATACTAATATTCGAGGAAAAAGTCAAGTATAATTTTTAATAGGTTTAATCAACCCTTCTTACAATACGTGGGATAATATCCCCTGAACGTATTACTTCTACAGTACAGCCAATTTCCAAGCCTAAAGCATCTATGTATTTCATGTTATGCAGTGTAGCTCTAGAAATAGTAGCTTCGTCAATTTCAATAGGCTCTAGAATTGCTACTGGACTTACTACGCCGGATTTCCCTACTTGCCATACTACATCTTTCAATATAGTATTTATACCTGTTTTAAGAGTTTTGAGAGCGAAAGCTCCTTTTGGCTCTCTTGCTGTAAACCCAGCATCAAGATACTTCTTATTACTATTTAGCCGATAAACAATTCCATCAGTAGGAAAGTTATCCAAATCCTCCGCGTCTAGAACTGTTTTGAAGCCTTGGCTTCTGAGTAGTTCCATGTCGGCGGAAAAGGTATCAGTAGGGTAGGGAGTTACGCCGTAAGCTACAAAGGTGAGGTCTCTGCTAGCAAACTCCCTAGTATCTTTGAGCCCTACTGCTCCAGAAGCATAGTTACGTGCTCTAGGTATATCTTTAGGGGCTACTAATTCTCCGTTAATTTGAATGACTTCTTCCGTAGTTTTAATACTTTTAGGCACAGGGAATGAAGGAATATGCCTGCTAACATCTTTACCAACTTTTCCATCACCTCTAGTGATTATTGATAGTAGATTACCATGTACATATACTAGAGCTATTGCTAATCCATCCAATTTTGGTGATTTTATCGTAGATTTACTACTAATATCAATTGGATAGGATTCTCCCTCAAAGATCGTTCTGAGGGAGTAGAGGCGATACGGAAGTTCCACACCACCCTCTACTGAATAGCCTACGCTGCGGTAGTTATATGCTCTAGAAAGTCTATCAAACTCTTCATCTGATATAATCGGACTTCCTTCATAGTAAGCCGTAGACGCTTTGTCAAGAAATTCCTTCATTCCCTCTCCTCACTGTTCGTAGATATTATTAATAATATCTCCAAAGTACTCTTTGATAATTTCTCTAGATTCTGCTAGCGAAATTATCTCTGCAAGCCCTGTCAGTAGTTCAGATACTGTATTTAAGTCTAGTGGTGTGGCTAGTCCTCTAGGGCTTGGGCACCATTCTCCATCGAAATCAAGATAGTATTCTCTAAGATGTAAATATTCGATTCCTCTAAGTCTATTAACTACTAACCGTAGCTGGTTGAACCCATTTTCATCTTCATTTAGAATACGATAAAAGATTTCATTATCTTCTATTGTACCATCCATTATACTCCTTTCAAGATAGAGGTTAATGCCACGACCTTAGTAATATACTCAGGTCTTAGTAACCGGTAGGAGTCAGTATCCCAACAAAAGAATAGAATAGTATCTTCTGATTCTTCTGCTTTTCGTACTTTGCTTTTAATATACTTATTGTCGAAGTCTAAGGTACAAACATTATATTTCAGTTTGTTAGAATTCTTACTTCGATAAGTAATTACTGCGTCTCCTACCGCCATTACCTTTTTTTGTACTTCTTCTTTTTTCACACCATTCTCCCTCAAACAAGCAAAAGCCTTTACTGAACGATGGAGAGCTCTTATTTAATGGTCGGAGTGGCAGAACTCGAATCTGCGACTTCCCGCGTCCAAGGCGGTTACTCTCCCAACTGAGCTACACTCCGATAGATTTGGTACTAGTTTAGTAATATCCAGTCTTTGTACTTTTTTCTAGTTCCAGCACGTAGTCTTCCCAGTCCTGAACTAGCTGCCTCCGGCAATCCCCTATCTCTAGCAAACTCTCTTAGATTTGATACTTTAACCTCTTCTCCAGTTAAAATATTTTTAATTGTAATCTCTCTACCCTTAAACTTATTAGGTACTCTATTTTTCATTTTTTCATACCTAGCTGGGTAAAAATCTTTTAACCAATAGTGAGCCTTACACTTTTTTATGTCGGAAACTAAGCTTTTAGGAACTTTAACTTTATTACTAATTTCTAGCTGAGTCATATTAGTAGTAGACAATAGACTAAATATCTTTAGAATTGTTAGCTTTGAATATTTAGAGTTATTGGAACTATATCCGTAACCTACTTGCCCAGCCACTACTAAGTCTAACCCGTCTTCAATTGAGTTAAATTCTATTTGCCATACTCTTTCTAAATAGTTTAATTTATTTTCTGAGCACTTTTCTAGTATTACCAGTTCTGGAACTCCATACTTATCAAAACAATTCTGCACTTTATAGTTGGTGTGCTTATTATTGTTTAATAAATAAATATGCTCTGAGTATCTATAGTTTATATTTTTACTAGCTCCAATATATACCATAGAAGGTTTTTCAAACCAAAGTGCGTATACTCCTGTCATATTATAATTCCTAAAAACAACCCGATTCCTATAGTGTCCTATAGGCGATACCGTTTATACTCGGTCACGATTTGAGCTTCACTTCATCTAGTAGATTCTAAGGAGAGGCTTGTCGGGCATATTTATTGTATAGGGGCAGGGAGACTCGAACTCCCATCTACGGTAAGATGACCGCAATTCGACCAATTAGAACTATACCCCTATAATTATTTAATCCTCAGCTTCATCAGCTTTGCCTTGAGAACTTTTGATTACTGATGTAATGTACTGAGCTGCTTTCCCAGTCATCTTTGTGATGATGTCTTCATCAGGCTCAAGTCCAAGACCTTGGATAGCTTCGCGAAGTGCATTTTGAGCATCCTCTTTGCTAACTCGCTTAGAGCCACCTTTCTTGGATTCTCCACCTGAAGCTTTTGCAGCAGCTGCTTTCTTTACATATACTCCAGCTTTGCTGAGAATCATTCGCACCCCATTAGGAGTTTCGTCGAGCTGGTCTGCTACTTCCTTTACAATTTCCATTGAATTTTCAGGAGTAGGTTCAGCATCTTCGTACAGTTTGATTGCCTCAGCTTTTTTCTCGTCAGTCCACGCCATTTTTCTTCCCTTTCGTTTTTGTGATTTTGAAGCACCTGGGCAATCTCCGGTAGCCTTTAATTGTTGTTCATAAAATCTATCACCCATGAAAGTGCTCCTTCCGCCATTGTTTATAAATATATTATACCGAAAATCGAGCTTTTTGTCAAGAACTATTTTTTAGATACTTCAATATTACCACAGCCTCCAAGCAGATATTTTTCCGCTATTTTATCTCCTGCTACAGCCAATTCAAATAATTCTGAATCATACAAATACTTCCAAGTATAAGGAGTTTTCGAGTTATTAAGTTGATCAATAAGAAACTCTGCTCTTGACTTTTCCATAATTTTCTCCCTTTCCCATTGTTTATAAATATATTATAGCGAATATTGAGAAAATTGTCAAGAACTATTTTTTATGCGATTCGTTGAGTTTGTAATTTCCATCCCTTAAAAGGCTTAGTAGCTTTTTTATTCTTAGTATCCACGCCCGTGACCTGCGCGATGTCGCGCCCATATGGGCCTTCGTATACGCGCCCATATGGTACTACTAGGTCACCCAACTCAAGAGTGCCCTTTTCACTGGTAAAAGTATAGATATCCCCACCAGTCTGAAATTGAATATCAATAGTATAAGGTACTACTTCCTCAAGTTCATCGCTTGAAAAAGACGCTACTTTGTTAGAACCTTTCAGTTCTAAAACCAACTTACCCTGTGAATCTTTAGTAAGAAAAGTTCCGTACTCTTCAGTCTCAATTACTTTGTACAATGTGTTCATACTTTCTCCTTCTTCGCTAGTGTGGTTAGTTATTTCTGCTTCCTTGGCGTACTCATGTAAGTAAAATTTACCATTTACCAAAGTACTAATCCAATCTTCCCTTTTCTTTCTCCCTTTCCCATTGTTTATAAATATATTATAGCGAATATTGAGAAAATTGTCAAGAACTATTTTTCTTTATCTAAGAGCCTTTCTTTATAATATTCCTGAAATTGAGCATTACTAGTAAAGACGCCAGCAAGTACCATAAAAGGAGCTAAAACTGTAAATAATGTTATAAGAATTGTAGCTGTTAGCATAGGATGTCTAAATTCATCTTGCTCTAATTCTCCGGTAGCTTTTAGCTCTTTTAATATTGGTCTATGAATAGACAGATATGAAACGATTCCTACAGATAAACTTCCAATAAAATAATATTCCATTATATTTTTCCTACACTAGGACAAAACTCTATAAGATGTGTTAAATCCCCTAGTTCACTGGCAGGCGATATTGCATTATACCCTCCGATTTCTACTGCAGAGAAGCCTGGTACAGGCTCTTCAACTCTACTAACGACGTAGATTTTATAGCATTTACACCCGTATTTTTCTTCATAATTCACTGTGTCAGTATTTTGTAGTTCTTCCCTGACTTCACAAGGGGCATTGTACTTTGCTGACCATGCAATTTGACCGTATTTAAATTCATAAGCCATACACTGGTCTGGGAGCAGATGGTTTTCTTTCATTTCTTCTTTGGTTAATTTGCGAGGTACTCCTACTCTATCTATAATATTAGATACAAAACTAGAAGACCTAAAAATATCTTTGGAAATTTCTGATATAGAAGTACCATTTAGATACTCTCTAATTATATCTGAAATTTCATCTTTTGTAGCAGGTTTCCCGCGTTTAGCTTTTCTATTCTTAGCTTCTATCTCTTTTTTGTGCTTGTATCCCTCTATAATATTATTTAATCTAGTGGTATTATAAGAGATGTTGAGAATCTCACAAGCGTGCTTTTTAGTAATAGGTTGCTTAGCTTCTAGCAGTTCTATTACTTTTTTAATATTAGAATCTGATAAATTTTCGTGTTCTTTCTTTTTAACTCTAGCCATTTTTACTCCTTTCGCCATTGTTTATAATACTATTATAGCGAATATTGAGAAAATTGTCAAGAACTTTTTTATACGCACGTAATACTATCACTTAAAATGTACGCAACTCGGCGCTGAGATAGAAGAAATAAAAAGCACTGACTAATAGATAGTCAGTGCTTTTTATTTACAGAATAGATAGTCGTGATTGCATCCTTGCTATTCGTTGAGGATTCGATTGATAGACAGCAGTCTCTTTTAGTGCTACTACTACTTGAGTCCAATTTCTGTCCACAGCATTATAGATAATATCCTTTAGATCACTAATATTATTCCTGTCTGTGGAGAATAAAATATTAGCAAAAGATTCTTGAAATTCTTCTGGGAAAGACTCCCATTCTGTTCCGAATATCTTTACACAGTCTGTTATTACAGCAGTTAAATCAGATGTTAGAAGCTCCGTGCATTTCGACTCAGATATCTTCTGCCCCGGTCGGATGTCTCTAAGAGCTTCAGGGTCGTCATCAGTTATCAAGTGTCCAATACCAATAAGTTTATTTCCGTCTGTGTCTTGATATAACCTATTAGACTTCCCTACATCTTTTTCTAGTTGTTTTATTAATCGTTCTACATTCATACTTATCCAATCTCTAGAATTTGCTCGTCTTTTATTTCTTTTTCAATTTGAATACTTAGTATGCCATTATTTAATGTGACAGAAGATACTCGCCATGAATTAGCTATTGGAAATTCTACTTCAAAGTCTTTTGTACTGAACCCTTTTTCCAAGTAGTTTCTGTGCCCATAGTCTGCTTGCTTAGCAGCTACAGATAGCACTCCATCTGAACATGATACTTTTAGTTCGTCCCTAGAAAATCCTGCTACTAATATATCTAGGATATACTTTTTGTTTTCCCACCCCTCGGTAGTCCATAGACTATACCTAGGGTAGTTAGTTTTAGTAGCTTGAGAGGTCTTTAACAGTACCTCAAAGAGTCTGTCCATTTGGTTGATGGTGCTTCGTGAATGATTCATCTGTTTTTCTCCTTTCGGTAGAAAACTTGCCCCGATTATTCGGTAGCTTTATTGCTTTCAAATACTGCCCATGCAAAACCGGCAGGTGTTATACTTCGCATATTTGATCTATCTTTAGGTGAAGCGTGGTGTATCTTTTTAGTATCTGGTGCAGGTAATGTCTCATCTTTAAGCTGCTCAGGCATATTAAAACCATTCCCTGTCCAAAGACATGTCTTTTTAGTATAATTATCCTCAGGGAAATATTTTGTATACTCGTGGGGGTGAAATATGTAGTCAGGTTTTCTCCAGTAAGTAGATATAGTACTTACTGGGTTTTCTATTATATAAGGAGCTTCACTTTGTTCACAAAACTCAGCAGCGGTTGCAAATAAGTTTATACTATAAGCAAGTTTTCTTAACCCCTTCCCTTTAAACCATCTTGCCCCACTAACAGCCAAATGATCACATGGGGGGAATGCTGAAATAAATGCTATTTTTTCTTTGTCAAAAGGGGGATTCCAAGGCTCGGATAAATCGAAATTAACTTTATTAAGATTTTTATGATTAGTGATACCTTCCGGATGTTGTATATCAACTATCCAACATTCATACCCTGCATCCATCCAAGGCTCTACCATTCCTCCAGTGAAATCAAACAAACTCACAACTATATTCTTTTCCATTAAGGATCCCCCTAGTCGATAGCTTTATTTATTATTCTTATATAATACTAAAAATCCACCCTCGCGTCAAGAGCAAAATTTTTAATGCTATATAAAAATGGGGGGGGTTAACCCCCTCCCCAATGTAGTTACTGCTCACTAATAGCAGTAGAATCTTTGTGCAGTGCTTTTCCAACACCAACCATCATCATTATTGCAGGTACAATCTGTGCCATTACTATAAGAGCACAAAAACCTAGGAACGCCCACACTAGAATCCCAGAGTGGTCTGTACGTCCTGCAGTTGATGCAAAAGCTTGGCTGGTTAGCATCAGAGTGAAAAGAACTGAATAAAAGAATTTCATAATGGCCTCCTTTGTTATCTCGGCCTTTTGTTGTGCGCTAGACTTCGAAGGCGTCACGGAGTCTAGTGTGTCCGTCCTACATTGAACGGACAAAATTGGTGCGAGTGGAGGAATTCGAATCCTCACTTTATGGATTTTAAGTCCATTGTCTCTGCCGTTGGACTACACTCGCTTAGTTAAAGGAAATACATCGTGATTTTGGTTTACCGCAAGAATCGGTAATCTCTAAGTTACATTCCGCTACTTTAACTAATGAATTCTCCATCTTTTGGAGAAATACATTAATTATTTCACTATGTTCATCTTTTTTAGTAATTGCTCGTATTGTTTCCAGTGCAATTAGAGAATCTCTTAGATATTCCTCAATTTTGTTAACATTATCAATCAATCTAATCTCCTATTTTTATAATACTATCTAGGCGGAAAGACCTCCAAGCATTTTTCTCTAAGTCCCATACTGGAAGTACATCTTCATTCTTCTTATGATTTGAGCCTTTTAGAGCGGGCAGTACATCTGGGCGAAGTGTACATTTCATAACACGTTTTGACCCGTCTTTTTTAAGAAATGTTACTGTTGCTTCAGAATTACGAAGAATGTTAATAATATTTTCCCTAGTCATAATTTTCTCCTTTCGCTATTGTTTATAATACTATTATAGCGAATATTGAGAAAATTGTCAAGAACTATTTTTAGCCATTAAATAGTTCTTCTATTTCAGCTAAGTCTCTTTCTAGAAGCGTATGAAACGTAGTTTCGTAGTCTTCCTTTTTAAGCAACCGGGAAATTCTAGTAGCGTAGGTACTGGCTGTTTCAAAAGCTTTTAGGGCCTCTTTAAAAGCTTCTTGGGTTCTTTCCTCGTATGGAAAAGCAGCCCCTTCTTGCAATTCAATTATCTCTTCTAAGGACTCTATGGCTTTATTGAAGGCAAAAGTATCATCTAAGTTTCCTACCATATATTACCAACCTTTACGATTATGGTGTTTAAACTTCCTCGAATAAGTCTTTTTGGACTTCATTATTTGGTTTGGCTTGCTCAGATTTCTCAAACCTAACTTTTGCTGTATTGTCATTTTTATTCACCCCCGGACATTTTTTACATTCTCCTTTTGTACCGCAAGGAGGAAATTGGCCTACAAAAAGAGCTGGAAAATTAGTTCTTAGTACTTCATACATTGCCTGAGCCATACTGCGAATTTCTGCTTGGGTAGTTAGGCACAATCTCATTCTAAAGAAATGCCTCAGCTCTCTAGCATTCATCTTTACAAATATACTAGATACAGCCGAATTAGGTAGGATATATCTCGCGGATTCCCCAGATACTCCTTCATTTACCAGTTCTAGGTATACTTGGTGGCAAAAAGAAGCAGCTTGTTTAAGTTTTTCTGCCTGCTCTTCATTTAACTCATTTGGAATAACTATATTTAGATGTTCGTATGTATTATATCTTTGGCTTTGCTGAGCATAACTAGCTACCCTATGTCGAACTAGCTGGTGACTAGCTACCCTACTTAGACCGTCCACCTTAAATACAAAATCAGCAAACTCAGCAATACTTTCGTGCCCTAGTGCTAGTACTCTTTCTACTAATCCGTAGGCGTCTACATCTTCAGGCATTGCTCCAATATTGGTACAGTTATAAGCTGCTTTTGCACAGGTTTTAATTGGTTCATGTGTAAAACTTACTAACTCTATATTCATCTTTACTCCACGTAGTTATCATCTAAAAGGTCAAAAAGTTTACCAATAGTCAATATTTCAATATCTCCCTGAGGAGCTTGTGAACGCCCAAAATCTAAAGTATTAATGAAGTAACTTATTAAGTCATTATTATCTTTGCATAAAATTCCTAGCATATCGGTTTCAGCCTCAATTCTATGCTTTAGTATTTTTTGCAGCTTTCCACCTTCCCCAAGCAGTACTTTGGAGTCTTCTATAAAGTCGACCGTATATTTTATCCCTTTTATTATATCATAGAAAAATTCGTAGTCAATAGGCATCAATCACCTCTCAAGCCGTGTATGATCTCTCCTGTACCCAGGTATAGAGGGTATCTTTCCAGCCCAGTTGCCGCAGTCACAACTTACCGAGTCTTTATACTCTAATATATTCTTTATTATGGTGTATTCTTTACCACAGCTTTTGCACCTATACTCATAAATAGGCATTATCCCACCTTTAGACAGCTGTTATCACTAGAATAAAATATCTGAAGAGTAAATAGTTTGTCCGGCCACTCTTCTGGAGCTTCTACTAGCATTAAGTTAGGGAGGTTTCTAAGTCTGGCTTTTTCATCCCTACCCAGAATGATATGTTTAGGTTGATGCCCTTTTCTTTCAGCAAACTCAATAATATAATCTTTAACTTCAGCTACTATATTCATCTTCTCTCCCGTAAAGTAAGTTCAAGATACGCTAAAGCATTCCAAGCTGTGTGCGCTGCGTGTAATAGACCAGAGTCAGGGTCGAAGTCTTTTCCTTGTTTTTCAGCTAACCAATGCCTAAACATAGCATCATCATAGCGCTCTAGCCCATTTTCTACCTTCTTCCATCCATTAGGTGAGTACTTTTCAGCCCCATATGTTCCTACTTTGGTTACTTCTTCAATAGCGTTAGAAAATCCACTTAGTACTAAAGCTACCCTGTTTTTACCTTTGTCCAGCTTTGCGCCTGGGTCATGTTGGTTAATTCCGTTAGGATCTTCCTCTGTTACAAGCCTCTCCTCTTTAGTACACCCTCGTACTTCTTCATACATCCAACTTTTCCAAGGATATCCTTTTGGAAGGTCTCCTATTCTGAATTCCATCCCTGCAAATTCTGCCATAGTATTGAAGAATATAATATTACCTGGTCCAATTATTCTATTATCTGCAGTATAGGAAACCCCTGGGGTCAGTAGTAACTCCTCTCTATTTTTTATGCGTACTTTTTTATGATTATTTCCTAGTACATACTTCAAACGAGAGTTTTCAGACTCCCATTTACTACTATTTTCCAATTCTTTATAATCGGACATGCTTCTTACTCCTAGCAACGGATAAATCCGTAATCATAAATAGATGAGATAGTATATTTAATATACATGGATATTGCTTGCTTGCTAATTCAATATACTTCTTTGCAGAAGCTGCTTGCTCTTTTGTAGTGCATGATTTTGCTACTTTATACATCTTACAAAGTATGTCATCGTCTATCATATAAATATTCCTTTATTGCTGATTCAATTATTATAGCTATTAGGAAGAGTACAGGGGTAGCAATGATTACTTTCCAACTAAATTCCATACGTACCTCCTTAGTATATACTTTATTTCTCCATTCTAAGCTGGATATAACCTAGGTTATCAAAACCTATTGACTCCATAAGAGCCATAATTGCAGTATCCATATCATACATAGCATCCACAAATGTTTGAATAGACTCCTCCTTATCAAACACTACTTCTAACTTAGCAAAATATCCCGGGTCATCTTCAGACTTTGAGTATAGCGCTACTAGCAGATACTCTTCGATATCTATTGTAATAGCAATACCGGAGTCCATTACCAAGCTTTTGGTAGCATTATTACTTTTCTCATAGTAGAGATCTTGTGCTACACTATCTATTGCTGCGGAGGCTTTTCCAAAATGTATATTTTGTTGGAGATACTCTTCCAGTGACTCAACTGAATAATCTTCGCCTTCTTCATAGAATTTAGTTATGAAAGGTATCAGCCCTGCTTCATTTGCTTGCTCAATAGCTTGAGCCATTTTTTTAATATCCATTATAAACTCCTTATAAAGTCTACACTTTTAATAATACATTTATCTGTTAGGTAAGCCTCTTCCCCTTGATAAGTCAACGAATCGTCATATTCCTCCTCAGAGTTATAGGTTGCAATAGTATAGAGTTCCACGTCTCCTATGTATGGTGGTGGCTGTTTCATAATAATCATTGAATTACCATTTTTGAAGTCAAGAATCCAACTAGAGTATATGAACTCTCTTTTTTCTTCAATCATTTCTATTTCAGGGAATTTATCTTTTAAAGTATTTAATAGTTTCTGCACTATGAGTTTCTCATCCTGTTCACTATAGATAGCCAGGCTGTTTCATACTCAGGCCAGTCACTTTCAATAACTAAACACTCTAATTTCTCTTTATCAACGCACTCTCTGTAATAGTCTACTTTTTCACAAAGTGCTCTTAAAATTTCCCATTCTGTACTAGAAAAGCAGTTATTTATATCCTTTAGTTTTAATACTACGTATCTATTTTCACGCTCTATTCGCACAGCTATCCCCCATACTCAGCCCATTCTGGTTTTTCAAAGTACCAATCAACTTTAATAGGCTTTTCTCTACTCAGCCAGTCTAAGTACTTAGAATTGATGTATTGTTTATAAGCCTCTCTAATATCTTTATGCTTAAATTCATCTGGCATTGCTTGTGGAGGAGGTTCCCACGTACATAAGTAGTTTGGTATATACACAGGGCAATACTGTAGATATTCCAGTAATCTATGGGTGGCATGCTTTTTACCGGAACTTTTCCAGTAGATTTTACATAATTCTTTAAGGCAAGCATACAACCACCTATAATTACCTGAGTTTGCTCTTACCCACTTAGTACATGGATGGTTTTCATGTGTACGCCTATATAAACTATCTTCATCAGCAAACTCATCTCCATCACATACTCTATGGGCTGTAGATAACATTTGAGCATACTCAATTATCATTTTTCTAGTATGCACTGTGCAATGCTCTCTAGCACAGAACTGAGGATTGTGATTTGTATAAAAAATATTCATAAATTCTCCAATTATTTATAGTACATTATACTAAAATTCGAGTAAATTGTCAAGAATAATTTTTTATTGAGTCAATCTCAGCTCTGAAGTTGTCTAGCTCATACTTATAATATTCTACAGCTTTACGAGGCACTACTTCACCATAGCAGTTCATACATACTAGAATTTCGTAGTATATTGGATGAGAGAATCCTTTATACTTTAGAGTTTGGGGCTTAGGCTGTGTATAAAGTTCTTTGCTCCCACATATAGGGCACTTACTCATATTTACCCCTTTCACTATCGTGTATAAATATATTATAGCGAATATTGAGAAAATTGTCAAGTAAAATTATGAGTATAGATCACTGCTTCCGTCCGTAGTTGCGCTAGAGTGGTCGAGGAACGACCCTTCTGCGCTATCTTGGATTAGGATTGATACTTCTCTAGTTACTGCAAATAGTGTGTCACATGAAGCACACTTTTTAATCTCCTCATGAAATTGATAGGATTGAATATCTGATACTTCTATAACATCTGTACTTTTACAAGTTGGACATCTAGTGCCTATAATTTCCATTTTTACCTCCTATACCCGTTTACTAGCAGATACAATTATTCTTGTTTCTGGTAATTTATATACTACATCAATGAGCTCAATACCATGTTGCTCCAAATCTTCCAAATCTCGGTAATAGAACTTAGATCGATATTCTCTTGCCGTATTTTTATCTCGTAGAACCCATAACCATTTCTCAACAAACTCATAATCAGTAGCTAATTCTTTATTAATAGAATCAGTCGTATAGCTTTTGAACTTCTGTATAAGCTTAGAAATCATCTGTATTAATCTCCACTCGTTTTAGCCAACCACGTAGAAAAACTCTTTGGTCTGCATTATTCATGGCTATTTCTGCATATTGATACCCCTGCATTATATTAAGCAATTTTACTAGCCACATATAATCGCCCTTATCTAGAAATTCATTTACTCCAGCTAAGGTTTTATTTCCAAAAATTCCGTCTGCAACTAAATCAGGTTGCACACCCGACCTATTGAGCGCGTTAATAGAGTTCTGTAGAAAAAGTACTGCTCGGCGCAGACCCATATTTATGGAAATATCGAACATCTCCTGAGCTACAGCGAACGGGAGAAAATCACCACAAAAGTCGTCGTAGTAGTTTTGTTTATAAAATTCTCTAACCTTAGTATCGAGGTCGATAGTTGTGGAAAGTGGTAGGGATGCCTCTGAAAAGTTACCATTTTCGTCCATAATCTTGTCTATAATAGTCCACCCCTCCCAATCCGGATGAAACTTCCTAGCTATTCCTCGATAAGTCTGTCCTCCCCTATCATTAGCATGGTTAGAATAAAAACCCTCATGTTTCATAATTTTTTCAAATATAAGATCAAATTGTCTAGTCATACTTTCTCCTTAAACTCTTGAACAGTATATTTTCCACATTTAGGGCATTCAATAGGAAGCCTTAACTGTTCTTGAACAATTCTCTTCACAGTAAACCCACAAAAAGGGCAATAAATATCTACATCTTTTGGGTTTCCTGTAGGAGGACTTTTTGGCTTCTTAAACGATGTAACTAACTTCTTTAACATTATTATCCTCATCTATCATTAGAAGCTTAGTATATTCTACGATATACTCATTAAAAGGAATAGAGGCGTAATGGTTACCAAAATAATGGTCTTCTAAAAACTCTGCTATATCTAAATCCTTTCTAACAAACTTAGTTTTACTAGGGTTTATTAAGTCTATGAATAAGAGTTCAATATCTGAGCACATATTACTCCTTTAATTTAGCCTAGAACCGCTAGGCTTAGGCTTAGGGTTATTTTTATTTACAGCTAGTGAAATAGCAAAGAATTTTTCCTGCTGATATAATTCAGTACATCTTTTATGCACCTCAAGCCATTCTTGGTATAATTCACATTCTTTGTCTCTTCCTTCTAAATCTAACTCTAAACTTGCACCACAGATGCAGGACGATTTAATCATTTATTACCTCCTTTAGTAGCCATTTTCTCCATTTTAATACTTTACTAACATAATCATTGATATCTAAAGTTCCAGATGGCCCAATATTATAAGCTAATATTGCCTCTCTCCAAGAACCTTTTAATTCGTATAACTTTATAAAATACCAAGTTCCAAGTCTAATACTAAACTTATCATCAGCTAGAAGTCTGTAACTAAGTTCCGTGTCTGAGATAGGTTCTGGGCACAGATGAGGAAACCACCTTAGTATATCTTTTGCAGTTTCTAGCTGGATTTGCATAACTCCTAGAGACTTATAACCCCCACTCTTACTTCTGTCTCCGACTACTACTCCATATTTTCTATATCCAGAAAATCCTGCTTTACTTTCTTGATAAAGTATTGAGGCTACGGTTTCGCCCCATCCATATTCAGAGGCGTAGCTATGTGCATACACAATAAGCTCCCTCTGCGAATCCTCTAATGCTAAAGAATTGCAAGGGAGCAACAATAAAATACAAATCAACCATTTCATTTTTGATACTTAAATGCGTAAACTTTTTTGAACTCCCTCATGTCTTTAGGAGATACAACATTCATTTTATAAAACTTACCGTTATCAAAGCGTACTAGTAGTGAGCCGATGATTTTTCCATCCCAACGATATTTAAGAAGGGTAAACCACTCTTTAAAAGTTTCTGCTTTGACTAGATATAGAGTCTTAGTTCCGATTTCTGCAAATTTAGCCATTTTCTGCCTCTCGCACATAGATTAAACTATCTTGGTCATTAACCCACTTTAGAAAGTCTATCTTAGCTTTTTCATAAATATTATACTTACCAAATTCTTTCATACCGCAAATTGGGTCATCCTCTTCAAAGTAAACAATCTCTGGCTCGTAAGCATTTAAAAATGAAACATATTGTTGTACTGGTTTAGCTGCTCCACTGAATAAATAATCGATTTCTATTTGAGGAAGGTCAATACTAGTAAAGGAGCGTTTTGTTTTGTACTCGTCAATAGTATAAAATTCAATTTTTGGCATTTTTACTCCTCATTAAGCTTATTGATTACTTTGCCTAGGATTTCCAACTCGGAATATGTAAGTCCTAGATAAACAGTTCGCTTACTAAACGAAGCGTTTTGGTCTTTTTCTACAATACTGATTTCGAGGTCTACTCCTTCACCATTACTCCAATCATTGGCAGTTATTTCAATATTTCCACCAAACAGCTCATCTTGGTGGAATACACATAGATTCCTAGTCAGAGATTCCTCAATCTTACACATTGCCATACTCCTCAATTCGGACTATTTTCAGCTTACCTAATGTCTCTTCTTTTCTCCCAGGGATAAACTTGTTTTTAATAGTTGCAAAGGTTTTATCAGCGGGTTTGCGATACCATTCTCTAACAATTTTACCATTAGGTTCAATTAGAAGCCACTTAGCACCGGATTCGATATAAGAATCAATGCTAGTGTGTTCAATTCTTCTAGTTGCCTTAGCATTTGGATAACCTAATGCACGCATCTGCGCTTTCCAGTGCTCATCATGTCCGTGTCCTGGGCCAACTAGTGCATGCGCTATCTCGTGCATTATGGTTTCTTCTATATCTGCAAATTCAGCTAGTTTGATATAAAAGACTGACAGAGATATTGTTTTAGTCTTATAGCAACAGGTTCCAAATACACGCTTCTTAGTCATAAACTCGAAAGTCCAAGAATCCCCTAAAAAGTGGTTAATACGCTCGTTTGCAATTTGTTTAGCTTCTGCTTTTTCCATCAAATTTATGCCCTCCTCAATATTCGTTATAGTACTATTATAGCGAATATTGAGGAAATTGTCAAGTGGAATTTTAGGCACCTCTAAATCCACAAAGCTCTATAGTACTTACCAAAAAGCATAGTTCCATTTTGAATACGAGCGTCCATTGCTTTTAGCCCCTCTATATCTAGCTTAGAGGTATCATTTGGGCCTCTATCCATTCTAAATAGTTCTGCTTCTTCCTCCGGAACTTCATTTCCTTCTTTATCTACTGGGACGAATTTGAAATCTATATGACCTGAGTGGAATTCATCTTCCCATCCGCCTTCTTTCAACTTTTCAAAAGCAAAAATAATTTCATCTAAAACATAGTCCCACTTAGCTGTGAGTAGTTCCATTTCTTTATCTGAATGGTTACATTTACTAAATAAGTCTTCTTCAGTACGTAATTCTTCTGGTACATCTTCATTATCTATACAAGGTACACCTTGTTTTTCTCGTTTTACCTCTTTTACTAGAGGTAAAATAATATCTGACAAAGTACTATCAATACATAAAAAGTCAGAACGATTAAATTTAATAATACTACGCCTATCAAATATATGTAGAAAAGAGTTAATAGTTACATCTAGGAACCATTGTAACTTATCATCCACATTATCAGGAATCCACCCAACCTCTGGAGTTGTTACTCTCCTCGCCCAGCCTGTTTTTATAATAAACATATTAATCTCCTAAACTAACCTCCAAGGCTCTCCATTATAGTGGCAAATATACTTCTTACCATCAATAATCATTTCTTCCTCTCGATGCCAGTGTCCAAAATGCCATTCTTTGCAGTCAATCCCCCCCACCAAGTTATTCATCGCAGAAGCAACCGAGCAGTTACGAGGATATAAATCAAACATTAGATTTGATACATATTGAGGGCAAGTATGAGCTAATACAAAGTCTACAGAAATTGGTAATTGTTTAGCTATTCTTTCACAATCTTCGCTTGACCACACCTCTCCCCGCCACCAGCTAATACCTTCTATACGACGACTTTTATCGTGGCTCTCAGCTCCTCCTAGCGCAAGCACCGACTTACCGTTTACGGTATATTTGTGCCCCCTGCGTAGATGGTAAATAGACTTACTGGAAGTTTTTACCACCCCTACTTTATTACCCCACTTTTCTTCTGTAGGCAGATCATTTATTACATGGAAATTCTCGTGGTTTCCATCTACAAAAGCGGTAGTAAATGGTTTATCCCCGAGCCAATTCAACCAATATTGGTCTTTTTTGGCAACTCTAGTACCTGGGTAGCCCCACAGTAACCCAAAATCTCCAAGCACTACCAATACATCTTTTTCTGATAATTCTTTGCCTAGAGGCCAGTTAGAACTTGATAACTTTGAAATATCTATACTATTATGGGTATCCCCACATACGTAAACAGACATGATTACTCCTTTTTTAAACCAAGAACAGTTATTGTAAATCCCCTGGAATTTTAGGGCAAGTTTTATATTCCCACCATTCAGAGCCGTCGTACTCTCCACGTTCCATCCAAGTTCCATTTAGAAACCATACAGTACCAAAAAGTTCCTGACCACCATAACCTTCTTCATACTCAAAGTCTAATTCTTCGAGGAACTTTTCCCACTGCTCATTGGTATAAAACATTGGTAACTTGATTTGTCTAGGTAACTTGATTTGTCTGTCTCCAAAAGTTATGAGGGCACAAATAATCGGAGAGTCAATATTCTCAATATCCTTTAACAGTTCTTTTTTAGCGTTCATCATAAAGCTCCTAAAAGTTCTTTGATTGTTAGATATTCTGGATTAATAAAACCCGTAACTAGAGGGTAGATTAGTACACAAAATATAATAATAGACATAGCAACTGTTACTCTCTATTTCTTCACCGCAATAATCACAAAAATGTTTAATCATTAATTTTCTCCTATGTAATCAAATCCACTCTCTTTTTCAATTTCACATTCACCTATCAAAGATACAATCAAATCTTCTATAGGGGTAGAAAGAATCTTGAAAAATTCTTTCTCTACTAGAGATTTGTGATAAAGAGTATCTTTATAAGCATCCGTATACTGATTGCTAGCCAAGGTAACAGAAATTTCGTAAAGTGCCTTAAAATCTCTAAATTCTCTGACATTAATTATTAAATCAATATATAAATCATAAGGAATTTCTAAGATTTCTGGGTCTACGCCTTCAACAAAGCTGGCACTTAAAACTGGCTCTTTAGGAACCCTATAAGTATAAGGTCTGACTACCGAGCCAATATTATCTTTAGATATACTACTTCTTCTTTTAACTTTCCACAGTTCTTTAGCTATGACGTCATCTTTTCTATTTGAAGTATTACTGCTACTCGAAGTATTACTGCTATGGTTACAGTAATTAAGTGCTTCTTGTAGCTCTTTAACAGATACTAGAGCAGCAAGGTCATCAATCATAATTTCTACGAACCCTGGGTCAGATTCTGTGAGTGATACCTGTCTTTCAAAAAGTATGTCATGATTCTTAATAGACATGCATCTGTTAAAAGTCTTATCCGTCATTTTCAATAACCTCCAAAATTATACTTTTACCATCAGTTCTATAATTATCTCTACACTCTAAGCCTTCACATAATATCTGAGCGTTACAGCAAAGACAGTCAAGGCAGTCCTCACCTTCAACACAACGATATCTAAGCCCAGGCATCAATTCATACTCTGCTAGTAGAATTGGTTCAAATCTAGTGCCCAATTCGAACTCTCCTATCTGATTTGATTTCAATAGTCTCATCATAACCGCTGAGAAAGTTTTCTATTTCATCGAAAATAAACTCTTGGATGTTTACTGGGCAGCCATCGTAACTGTAATATTTGTACTCCACCTCTTCATCATCGGAGACTTGTGTATAGTTTACTATAATATCTGAGCATTTAATATCCCAAATATCAATAAAACCTCCACCTAGAGCGTCTCTATCCTCCTCATTTTGAGTACCGTCTATTACTACCTCTACTTCTTTCATAATGACTGAGAAAGACCCATCTTCAGCGTCTACTTCAAATACCCCAATTTCAATTACCATCTCGTCGCAGGCTCTCATAATTTTCTCCTTTCGCCATTGTTTATAAATATATTATAGCGAACATTGAGGAAAAAGTCAAGTACTATTTTATACTAGCCTTTTATATTAATTACTGGTTTAATATGTTCTACTACTTCTACTAAGTCCTTTTGGAGCTCCATTACTTCATAAATGTTCTTGTAAGCTAATGGTGCTTCATCTAAGGTAGAGGTAGAAACGTTGGCTAAAATCCCACTCATCGATTTTTCAAACTCATCAAAATCCAACTTCTTTTTAGCAGCTCGACGCCCAAGAACTCGCCCAGCACCATGTGAAGCTGAACACATGGATTCTTCATTTCCTTTACCTCGCACTAGAAATGAGCCATCACGCATATTTCCTGCAATTATACCAAGTTGCCCTTTATTGGCTTGAGTAGCCCCTTTACGATGAACAAAAGCATCCGTATGGCTTAACCTGCGAACATGATTATGGGTTGTATTTACTAACTTACTCCAATCAGCTTTTCCTTGGGAATACTGATGTAGTATCTTAATTACAGATTTTGCAATAATCTCACGGTTTAACAATGCCCACTCTTCACAGGTTTCCATATCTTTAAGATAATTTTTTCCTTCTTCTGAAAATATAGAAAGAGCAAAATCACAGTTTTTCATGTAGTGAGAGGCAATTCCATGACCTACTCCACGAGAACCGCAATGAATAATAATCCAGTTATCAGAGATCTCAATAAAATGATTACCACTACCTAGACTGCCAAGTTGGAAGGCTCCACCCTTTTCTTTATAAATTTCCATAGCTATACCACTAAAATTAGGAAATTCATCAAAGTGACTAGGAGAAGGACTGTGCTTAAAACCTACTGGAATATTATTATAGATATCTTTAAATATTAAATCTTTATACTTATGGATACAGTAGTTGTGGGGAATAGCTAACATACCACAACCAATATCATAACCTACCCAGGCAGGTACTAGCATTTCTTGAGTCAGTATTACTCCACCTATAGGAAGAGAATACCCGGTATGAGCATCCGCCATAAGAGCCCCTTGTAGTGTAAAGGGCTGCGCTAATGCTTCATTATATTGCTTTAAAGCTTCGTCTTCCAATACTTCTGCATAAATCATAATTTTCTTCCCTCCCTCATTGTTTATAAATATATTATAGCGAACATTGAGGAAAAAGTCAAGTACTATTTTTAATCCTCTGTAGCCTCTACACACATAAGGTATACTTCGTTACTGAATTCTGTAGTAGCATAAGTACGCATTTCCTCAGAATGGTAACGAGGAGAATCATATGCAGCTCTTACAAGAATTTTAGCCAAAGGAGCATCAGGTCCTACTGCTTTCATCATATCAAGCATAGGCATCCCATTTTGCCTAGCGTCCATAATTGTGCTAGCTAGATTACTCTGGGCTTCACAAAGTTCATTAGCTTTAGCGTTTGATACTGTTACTGCGAATACGATTGCCACACATACAAAAATCTTTTTCACTTTACTTCTCTCCTATAATATAATCCAGTTAAAGTTTGGTACATCAGGGCATTTAGAAAGAATGTCCATATTATTATCGCACAGATTTTCTAACACTCCGCTATTATACATTGATTTAACACCATAAGAGTCTTTGTGACATATGTACACTGAGCCACTTGCGCCATAAAATATGTAACTATCTCCGTCTTGCTCCGCTCTTACGATTCCAGAATTCAATCTCCAGGAATCTCCATTAAGGTAGCCTCCTAACCAAGACCCAAATACCCTATAATGTGGGTCGGTTCCATTCACTTTTACTAATACCCATTCGTCTGGAGTATACATCTGTGCCTCCTTTAGAGTAAAGAGTTAAGGTCTCTATGCTTAGGTATTCCGGCTGCCTGCTCTACGCACTGCATGAAGCAAGAGACACAGAGAAAGGTACTATGAATTTCAGACCCAGATTCTGGCTCAGCACCTCCAATAATTCCCCCCGTATATCCTATGAAAATATTTCCGTCTACTCGGAAGAAATCTTTGCTTTCAAAATCCATAACTTTACCACACCCATCACATTTTACTGCATCAATAAGTCCCATTATACCTCCTCACTTACACACCACAAAAGATTCTCTACCCACTCATTAGGCTGAATTTGAGAACTACCCTCAATCGGAACATTAAATTTATCAGATATAAACTGTACTACTGCTCCTGACCTGCAAATACCTGCTCCGCAATGAACAATCAAATCAATTGCCTCAGTCTTGTTCTCTAGTTGAAGAATTGTTTCGTATAGCGCGATTGCATCGCAGATGCGCATTGCGCTGGATTCTTTACAATACATAGCAGAGGATTTAGGACCGATGTCATCAAAGAAAAACGTGTAAAACTTGTCATTGAGAACATCTTCTTCATCTGCGTTGAGAATAGAGATTACTTCAAACTCTTCCCTAGGAATATTTCCTTTGCGAATTTCTTCTTTAATTCGCTTCATTCCCATAGCTTCTACACTAGCAATCATTATTAGGCTCCACTTCATACATCTTAATAGATTTTCCAGTACGCCACCACCTGGCTCTATCACGGTTTGTGTAGTACCACATAGTCTGCCCAAAGGCATTAGCTAATTCTTGAGCCTTTCTATCAACGCTTTTTCTAGTGGGACGAGGCTCTCGCATATCGACGCCATCGTCTGATTGAATAAGCCACATTAGTTTTGTACGTGCCATAGCTTCTCCTAACCAATGATATTAACTTTTTTAGTCAAATCCAATCTCTGAAAATTTTCAATATCTTTAATATTGAAGTCTTTTTGTACGTCTTCCAAAGTGCCATAATGCTTATCGGGTGTAAAGCTAACACCCGCTTTGTCTGTAATTTTCCATTGAAAAACTTCTTCAATAATTTTTACAGGTTGAATATCTTCGCAGTCATTGCAGTAGCAACCACCTTCTGTTGATTCAGTGATAAAAGATTGAGTTTTATAATCCCAAGAAATGGTAGCGTCAAAAGTTACGTCAGAAGACCCGCATTCATCACAAATATACTTTTTCATAATTTTCTCCTTTCGTCATTGTTTATAATTATATTATAGCGAACATTGAGGAAAAAGTCAAGTGATATTTTAAGATTATATACTTAGAATCCCAAGAAATTGTTAAAACCAAACCATTTATCAGGCTTGCTCCAAACTCTCAGAGTAAAGCATGCTATGTTAATTTCAAAGGCTAAACCATTTAATTTTGGAGAAAATATAATAAACCCAAAACCGAAGTGACGTACTAATTTTAGAGTTATTTTACTAGCGCCCATATTTGACCTTTCATAAGTCTATAAAACTTAGAATATTTTAGTAGTACACTATAGTTACAGCAATTAGTATTGATAGTCCTAGAATTATTCCTGCTATATACTCGTTGTCCATGCTACTCCTCTATAAATCTTACAGTTAAAACTTTTGTTGGTTTTGTATCTTTATTATACCTATTGTAGAGTTCGTCAAAATCTTTTTCAGTAGAAACATCTATTCTGTCTATTAGAGTACCCTCCAAAGTAGAAGTGACTATACTAATCCAAAAATCATTAACAGTAGCCCCATCATTAGGGCACTCTTTTACGCCTGGGGCGTATGAATTGCCGCATTTGGGGCATTCAACCATTTAATTATCCTCCTGCAAAAATTCACAAATAATATCAATTATAAAACTTTGCATACGTTTATACTCTTCTATATCGCTCGTATCATCTGGAGCCTGTACTTCTGCTAAAATATTGAATAAAGCCCTAATTGCATCGTTTTTTCTTAGCTCTATTCTCCTCAATTCTGCGGTTAATACTTCATTTTCCTCCTCTAACTCTTCTAATTCATCCATCTAGTAATTCTCCTATTGATATTGGGGCAAAACCACATACGTCTACGCCTACATTTAGTCTAAGACCGTTGCAAGAATCAACTTGATTAGAGTGACAGTGCCCATGAAAGTGGTAGAAGCCGTGATGCCTACCATTCCAATTCTCTATTGGGAAATGGAATAGACATACCTTAGTACCAGCATACTTTATTTCTCTGTACCAATCTACAGAAACCCATCCTAGCTTTCTAGTTCTATTATCATCATGGTTGCCTAGAATTAGATGCTTATTCCCATTCAATTGTGAAAAGATTTCTCGCATCCTATCAACTCCGCAAAATGCAAAATCTCCAAGATGATAGATAGTATCCCCCGGCTCTACATATTGATTCCACTGCGCGATAAGATACGCATCCATCTCCTGACAGTCCATAAATGGCCTATTTTCGTACTTTAGTACGTTAGTATGGCCGAAGTGGGTATCTGCGGTGAAGTAAATCATTTATCCCCCTTTCATCCAATTCTGAACATATCAGAGCTGTCCACAACCACCACCAATATCGTCTTGTCCGGCAGGATTAAATAGTCTAGTATTATAACCTGCATTAAATCCTCGTTAATTTTTTTTTTGCATATTCACTCAGCGTAGACTCAAGTTTTTCTATTCTATCAATTAACTTCTTATTTGCAGGAATCCAGTCTGTGTTTATTTGTTTCGCCAAAGATTTCCAATTTTCTATTTCATCAGTCATTCGTTGTATTTTATCTGTGTAGTATGTTTGTAGCTTTTCTATTTCTTTAGTTAACCGCCCTATCTCATTAGCAGGTTCATTTGCTGTGCTAGAATCGTCATGCTGTGCGCGTGAGAGTTCGTGTAGTCTTTTTGTTATATCACTCATTGTTTTACCTCTGGCTTTGGCTAAAGCTATACCTGCTCTTTCTTGTTCCTTTTGAAAACACTTTTTTATATCTTTATCATATGTCAATCTTGTTAAAAGATCCTCTAAAGCTTTATACAACTCAGGTGCTGCAGCAATCAAATCAGTATCATCTTCATCTGGCATACTCAATTCATGACCATTTTTATCAACTCCTGCAGTGTCATCCCATGGTCCACTATTTTTTCTGCCGAAACGTAAAAGAGCTGCTATAGCATCTTTATCCCACTTCTCAGGTATACATTTCTTTTCATTCATTTCTTTTAAAAATTCATAAACCGCATTAGCAAAAAGATCAGGATTAATATATTTATCTGGGATAATCATTTTGCTAGATGGATATGCAGCATACCCTCCATTTAGTTTATTAAAACAAAATTTTGTATACCAATCTTGTGCTTTTGCCCACACCCATAATGAACCAAAACTCCCCCATGAAGAGAAATCGTAAGAACCATACTTAAATTTATCTATAGCTTTAGTTAAAAATTTGTCTCGTTTAATTTTATACTCAAGATTTTCCATATTTTTTATCCTTCGCTGCGCGGACATCATTTATCATATTTATTGCTCTGCTTCGTAACTATCTGATGTAGTTACCGGAATATAACGTTCTGCATTAGCTGTAGCCGCGTCGATTGACGATTCATGATACTCCAATATATTAACCTTTCAGTTTTGTCTTATTCATATATTCGACTTTCTCTTTGCGCCACATCATATATTGCAGCAGTTCACTAGTCTCATCCAACAAAGTAAATTCTTGCCTATCATGTACACGCTGAAAATTAGTAATCATCTTAGTAACTGATTGTAGATGTAAATGATTTTGACAACTATCAATTACTTTCTTAATATATTTGTATTCTTTACGTTTTGATAGTGGTTTTCTCATATAACACTCCTATAGTATTTTCCCTATTTACACCTATCAAATAAATTAGTGTTTTTTACTTCTTTGAAATACCAAAAATCACCATATACACATAATCAGGTTCTTCACACATTTTCATATATTCTTCTTGTGTTTTAAGGTATACTACGGTGTTTGGCATTTCGTATAGTTTCATTGTTGTTTTCCTTTCTATTTTTGCTTGTTATGTGTTCACGAATCCAAACTAAGTTGAACTCTTTACCAAGAATCTCTTTAGGATCATAATTATAACGAATTATTTCATACCCCATATTCTTTAAATCTTTTATGACTGCATTTGAAACATTTCCTACTATGAGCATTTTTTTCATTTCGTTGCCTCTAACTAAAAGATATCATCTAGGTTTACTATATCACTATTTGTTGCTTTTGTGAACACTTGTTTTAATATCATTTATTCTATTCATATCTAACTCACTTGTTAGCAGAGGACTGCTGAAGTATAGTAATAATATTCATCGATAAGGGTATGTTTTTTCTGGAGGCTCACCATAAAGTGCAATGAACAGTTCTTCGAGTTGTTCATCGACTTTCTTGTAGTTTATATATCGGCCTTTATTTAAAAACTTATTTTTCTTTGTGTAGTATTCTTCATACTCTTTATTAGGAAGATCACAATTACACTCTTCATAAAATGATTTACCACAATGTTTGCAATAATGTGACATAATTAACCCTCTATTATTCTTTTTATAATAGGTGACTTTTGATAATCTAATCCAACAACCAATTTTTCTAGTTCTTCATTTCAATATCCACAAAACTTAGCAGCCTCCAAATGTATTTTCCAGTTAATCCAAGATGTATTTTAATCCTTGCTGCTCTCCCACGTGTTTATAAACTGCATAACCACATACAAGACACTCATACCGCTCGCTATCCGCCATGTGACAGTAGGGTAGACCATGTATGCAGTCGTGTACGTGTCTATGCTCTGTCTCTTTTTCACATTGAGGGCATTGCATCGGTTATCCTTTCTGCGGCTTGTTCTAATATTTTAATAGATTCTTCAACTTTATACATTGGCACTTCACTAATTGGATATAATTTTAACATTTTTGCAACTGTGCTCACCAGACCACATAAAATTTGTGGATACAGTTTTCGCCATGGATTGTTCTTTGGCTTTTCTGCTACAGTATCCAAAAATTCTTCCACAGTCCCGGAAAAGCATCCTCTGTTTACCCTTATACCTATCTCAGTATCAGGGTGTACTGTTAAACAGCTGCATTCATCACCAACCATATCAGCGCATACTATGTGTGATGGATGTGTTGCTATCCCATCACCATGCATCTCGCTGTTACCGTGCATCCTGCTACAACCACGCATTTCGCTGTTACCATACAGTCTGCTATAGCCATGTATCTCGCTATTATCGTACATCCTACTATTATCGTACATCCTACTATGGCCATACATTTTGCTATTATCGTACATCTGGTCGGTACCGCACACCCTGCTATAACTATGCATTTCGCTGTTACCGTACATCCTACTATAACCATACAGTCTGCTATAGCCATGTATCTCGCTATTATCGTACATCACACTATTATCGTACATCCTACTATTGTCGTACATCTTTGCATTTTCAGATCTATGTGGGCTCATTTCCGCATCCTTTCTATGGCTTTACGTACTTTATCCATCGGTACGCTTTCAAATCGTCCATTTTTTAGCCTTCCGCCATTGTTTATAATACTATTATAACGGAAGCCAAGGAAATTGTCAAATACTATTTTCTGTTCATTATAAGATGAACTCTAGTTCATCTGCAACTATAAGGGTAGTAAGCAATGTTATAACCCTAGTGTCACTTCCATTCATATACTCATTATACACTTCCAGATTAATCATATGGCTAATCATAAATGCTGACAGCATTGTTACGAGTTTCATAGTTAATCGTCTTCTATTATCTTTTTTACAGTAGGGGATTTAAAATATTCTAGTCTATCTTTAGCACGGTCTAAAGAATCATGTTCTCCAAGAAGAACAGTATACCAAAATGGTAACCACCACCTTTTAATTTGAATATAGTATTCGACATTTTTACCTTTTTTAATCTCTACAATTCTATATTTATTTTTCATTTATTCAATCTTTTCAAAGTGTGCTCTATTCTAAGAATTGAATCCAATCTGTTAAGACCAGAAAAAATCTCTGCAGCTAGATTATAGGTTTCTTTCCTATTGTTTATGACAGGATCGTTTAGGATTTCATCATAAAATTGACAGAATTCCTCTAATTTACTATAAATTCTATGGTAATCCTCCTCACTTAACTCGGGACTCTCTTCTTTTTTCTTCACCAGTTTATTATATATTTTATCTACAAAATTAGTCATTCTGTTACTCCTCCATTTTTTAGCCTTCCGCCATTGTGTATAATACTATTATAACGCATACCGAGAAAAATGTCAAATACTATTTTTGCTAATCTTTGAAGGTCTTTACTTCGTCCAAGCTTAATTCCGTAACTAAGACACTCATATCTTTCAACACTTTTTCTGCTTGCTCTGTTAGGCTTTCTGTGTTATATACTACTGGATGCTCAATAATATCCTCATAAAAATGTTTTTGAATTAAAAGCAGGCGGACTATAACTTCATAGTAGTGGAATTTATCAACTGGTACCATAATTACCCCTCTATTAGTTGTTCCATAATTTCGATAATAAAATCATCTATAGGATGGTTACAGAACTTTATAAACTCAACATAATCTTTAATTTCTTCGGTAGTCATAATTTTCTCCTATTTAGTCATACTTGGGTTCACCAACCCATTCCCAGACTACTTCGTTATCTTCGTTCTCAACTTTGTGGATTAGTACCTTACCATTAGCATAATCAATTTGTCCTTGTTGATAACCGACATTCATAGACCTACTTGAAGAAGTAAATAAGAATATCATAAAACCTAACATCAATCCAACTTTTATACCTAAAATATATTCACCCATTTAATCACCTATATCTAATCCCGCACTAAGCAATTTAGTTTCCAAGTTTGCAACATGAATGCCTCATTTGCCAAGTCTAACGACCTTTCTAAGTTTCTAATTTCTGCTTTTAGGTCTTCGATTTCTAGGTCTTGTTCTACAAGATAATTTTTAATTGCCTCCCATTCTGTTTTAGTTATTTGCGTACGCTCTACTTCTATAGAGTTTCCACTTTTGAATTTATTGTCTATATTCTTAACTGTATCTTCCATCATATCTCCTTTGCTGTACTATTCAAGAATTTATAAACTGCATCAGCAAAAACATCAGGTTCAATGTACTTGTCTGGAATACTCATTACACTACCTGGGTATGCTGAGTACCCTGTCCTTACAACCGTAAAACACAGTTTTGCATACCAACGCTGATCCTTTACCCACTCGAATAGTTTTCCAAATCCTTCCCAGGTCGAAAAATCGGGTAGACTATTGTGGAAATCAACTACATCATATTCTTCACCACATTTATCACACACGGGAAAGTTTTCGTGCCAACAAATGCCCATTGCTTCACATAGGAATTTCTCTCTTTTGATTTTATAATTAAGATATTCCACTAGATGTCTCCTTCGCTGCACGGACAGCTTTTTCTAATGCCTTAAAAGCAGGAGTATTATCTGCATGAAGACCAATACTCATAAAGTTATGAAGCGTGCCTTTTACACTAACGAGATTTTTAGCACATCTCATTACCTCTTCGTAACTTGCCAGTTGCACGCGGAGTTCTTCAATTTTTTCTAAAAGGTTTTGGTTATCCATGTCTAAAGACTCAGCAGCAGCGGCATAACCATCACAACAATCACACATATCTCTATCCTTTCCTACTCCTGGTCACTCAATACCCTTCCAATGCTCAAACCAAATACAATCATTATCTTTGTTTTTCTCTGAACACGTCAGATTAAAAACTACACCATACCAACTATAAATTCCATTTTCAGGGTGCTGGCACTTAGAATCTACATCATTTTCATGTTCTGCCATACAATATTTACAATCACTACAAAAAACTTTTCCCATTTTACTACTCCTTATACTTCAGTGTCAAAAGGGCAATCATCTTCTTTAATAGTTTTACTTCTAGGGTTAATAGTTTTTATGCAACCCCTTTCAAAACTAGAGATGAGTTCTTCTTGAGTTAATGCTTTAGGTATTTTAAAGTATTTCCCCTTAGCTTCTACTTTCTCAAAACCAAATAGCTCTTCTATTCTTAACAAGTCATAATCTACATCTTCTTTAATAACATCTTTAACACTTAACACTTTACACGTGCCTAAAGTATCTTTCTCATCATCTAGTTCAATACTAGAATTTTTATATGAACGATATCGGTAAAGGTTAAGGTCTGGGTAATATACTAGAAAAGCCTGCGCTCCCTCTACTTCGTACTCTTCCCTACACTTATCAATATCTAAATCTATCTCGGACAGGTAAATACTAGCTTCACGGGACCGCCTAGCAGGGGTGTATCTAGTGGAGTTTGCTTTTATTAACTTTTCAAACTCTTTTGATTCACGTATTACAAATATTGTCTTAAGTTGCGGGTACTGGGTTTTTAACCTATCTAACCATACTGAGCTAGCAGAGCACTTAAGAATATAAAATTTCTCGAGAGGTTCATACAATAGGTATAACTTTTTAACTCTATTATTTTTTAACTCATCATATTTAGGGTCACCAGCTCTCTCAATAAATAGCTGAATTTCATTATTAGGAATATCCATTACTGGTAATTCAATATCTTTGTTCATTGATTTATATTTTCTAATGAAAGTGCCTCCAGCTAGTCTGGCAAGGCGTTTCTTAAAGAGGATTGCCTCCTTTTCCGTAGAAATCCAATGGTTTACTACTTTGAACCCAGCTACAGAGGGGGCTACTGAATATTTTGTGTACCTTGCTAAAAAGAATCCATCATGTGTCCTTTCTACAATAACATTTTTGTCACTAGGTCGCAGAATAAACTGAAGACTAGCCAAGTCTGAGTAAGGGGCTTTGAAATCGAAGCGGTATACACCATCCCCAACTTTACCCCCAGTTCTAGCATTAGAGGTCTTACTCTTGAACTGTTTTATTACTGCGTGCATATCATCTTTAGTAAATACCTCAGATTCTAGAACTACATCTTCTACATCTTCGTCACCCTTTACTACTTTAAGAGATTGTCCGTCCTCTAGTATGACGGCTTTGTAAGTTCCTACGTCAGCTTTTTTCTGTACTGCTTGATTCCATACCTGCTCATAAGTAGTTCCAGGTTTCAACTTAAACAGCTTTACACCTTTAGTCAATTTCTTTTTGGAAAAAGGATTTACTAAATTACTAGGCTCATAGTTATTATCAACTAAGTTCAAAATTCTCTGTTCAAAGTCTCTCTGGTACCCATCCCAACTATCTAGAATTTCAAAATCTGGTAAATTTTTTGCTAGATGAGATTCTAGTTCGGATTCTGCTTTATTAGCATATCCAATTTTGTAGCAATCTTCTTCCTTAAACTTAATAATGTACGACGATTTAAATTCACCCATTTTTTAACTCTCTCCTTTTTATATAAAGATTCCCAAATATTTATAATAGTATTATAACGTACTCTAATATAAAAGTCAAGTACTATTTTAAGCATTGCTAAATTACATACTTGACGCATTCTCTAAAATTAGTTATACTAATAAAATAATACCCACATTTCCACCAAATACCCACATTTCCACCAAATACCCACATTTCCACCAAATAGCCACATTTCCACCAAATAGCACTAATCTCGCGACGAAGTCGCATATTAGTGCCATTCTGTGCATCTGGGATATCTGAGAATAAAAATTTCTAATAAAAACCATAAATCTTTCAGTTCTAACATCCCAAATTAAAAATTGTTCTTGAATTTTTTGTTGAAATGTGATAAAATATATAGTATAACAAAATGAACCATGCGTTATACGGAATCGTGATCGCTAGAGCATAAGTGACCTCCCGCGAGAGGTTTAGGAACGATGCTCAAGACGATGACGGTTCCGTATAATGCATGGGAATAAAAAGTTATATTAATTTTTAAGAGTTAATTTAAATAACTAATAAAATCCGTTAAGAGGAAAGCTGTATCTATTGTAAAACTGTAAATTTTTTCGTTTTTTACATCCTTCTCTCTTTCCTTAAATTGAACCGATTTAATTGAAAGTTCCGCCTTCTCTCTAGATTTCTCTTAAATTTTACTCGTTCTTCTCTTTTCTCTAGATTTCTCTTAAATTTTTCTCGTTTCTCTAGTATTAGAAACAAAATTACCCCAATTACAGCAATTAGCTCGCGTAGCGAGCAGTTTGCTGCATTGGGGTAATGGTTGTATCCCTTGTATCTATTCTATTTTAATCTTCTATCTCAGATTTTAACAATTCAATTTCTGCTTCAGTTCGTTTCATTAAATATTCTAATGCAGGTTTAGCAGATTTTTCAATTCCTTGCAAATACTCAGGCTCAGCATCTACTGCCATTGCTATCCTGTGTATCATTTCTTTCTTAGTTATTCCACTTTTCGGCTGATAAACCTTTTTCTTCTGATAAATCCCCATACTAGTAAGCTTAGCTATCACACTAGTCTTACTACGCCCTAGTTGTTCTACTAATTCCATTACAGCCTCTTGCTTATCTTCAGCAGCTGTGTAGGTTTCAGTCATCAATTTTTCTTCACTCTCAGAATATTTCATAATCACTCCATTTTGCTACGTTGCATCCTGTTATTACTAGTTATTTACTGGTTTGCGCTAATTAGGTCGCGCAGCGACCAGACTGCGCTGTTTGGTAAAATAGATATTACTCAGATTTTCGAATGACATATCATACTCTTGAGATTTCACATCATTCCTCAAAAATTTGAGTATCATTCCTCAAAAATTTGAGTATCACACAGATAGCGCAAACTGCCCGCTGCGCGGGCTAACCTGCGCCATTTGGTGAATAGGTCAACTACTCACCATCCTCAAAAAGTACCATCAACGCTTCTTCCATAGCTCTCGCTTCCATTTCCCAAGGTGCTAGCAAATAGCTCTCAACATCATCGATTGTGTACTTAGCTCCCTTGTACAGAGTCGTCCCATCTGGAAAAACCTTTAACCCATCCCTCACGTATTGCTTCACATGTACCATCTCATGAAATACAGCTCTCAGAGGTTGATCACATAAGCGACTTCGCGCTATACGGATCTCATATCGCTTTGATTTGATATGTTCGGCAGTAGCCTCCTCAATTTCATCATTATCTCCATTAATTAACTTAACTGTTAGCATACTCCTAGGTTCCTCGAGTTTTAGATATTTCACTGCAAACTCGATAGCGTTCACAAATTCAGTTATGTACTTAGATTCCCACTTTTCGCTAATAATGTATCGAATACGCAATAGCTGAGCTCCTTTCTGTTAGGGTTGAATGTATCGAATGTATCTGCCAAAAACGAATGTATCTGCCAAAAACGAATGTATCTGCCAAAAACGAATGTATCTGCCAAAAACGAATGTATCTGCCAAAAACGAATGTATCTGCCAAAAACGCGCAGATATGCGGCTTCGCCGCGAGATTGCGCTATTTGGGCGATTGCATTATTTGTTGGATTCCCATTATTTTTGTACTTATATTATATCGCACCCTGAGAAAAATGTCAAGTAATTTTTTCGGCCATCTGAATTTACTTGACAAGGAGCTGAAACTTTAGTATAATATAAGTATATTTTAATCGCAGTACTATTCATCACGTGGAGGATGAATACAACTACAGTACTATTCATCACGTGGATGATGAATACAACTACAAAAGGAGAATTTATGTATTTACACGAGCTGTACAAGTTTTTAGAGCTACGAGATTCAAATTATGCACGATGGGCAAAAGAAACCCTTGCAGCAATGGAAGAGGGTGTAGATTATGAAGTACAAAACCTGCATGGTACTAAACGAAAAAGCTATAAGTTATCAACTCTAGCAACTATAATCATGTTAGATAAATATAGTATAGATAAAGAACACATTCTAGCTGTTGCGCAAAATACCGAGGATGAAATAATTTCACACCTTGTACCAGTAGAATGTTCCATAGAAGGTTTTACTAGCGAGGAATATTACACACAATTCATGAGGAATATTAATAGATACCACAGAGCTTCAAAAGATATACCTGAAGGATATTATATGCCTTCAGAGATAGGAGTCAGCTTAGAACATTTAATATTTGCGGGAATTGTAGATAATTCATACAAGCTACAAAAGTTAGAGGCTGGTATACTACCACGAGTTATTGTATCTAGTAGAGGTTGTCGAATTCATGTAATTTTAACCGAGTCAAAAGCTAATGAAGTTAGAGCATTAGGCGAATATAATAAACGTTTGCTAATTGAGGAAGAGAAGAGGGACACTGAACCACCAAAAGAATATGATATTTACGACTTGTAAACATTAGATAGTTTTAATACTGTCTCGGGCGCAAGCAGACAGCAAATTTCATAGGATTAGCACTTGCTAACCGGCGCTGAGCAAACATTAAATAGTTTTAATACTGTAGTCGGCGCGAGCTGGTTGATAATAAACAAATAGCCCACTACCTTTGATTAGGTAATGGGCTATTTGTTTAGGTTATATCGTATGGGTGAGCTCTAATACCAATTTTATACGTTCAGTTTTTCTATCTACTGGAGAAGAAGATTCCTCAACTTCAAAGTCTTGCCCTGGTAGCATTGATTTGGGAGCGATTAATTCTATTGTATCATCATCTAACACAACATCATGGAATTCATCGGGCACTTCGTAATCCTCAAGTTTAGCAAACTTATTGGCTCTACGGGAGCGCCAAGTTGAGTGCACTTCGTGCACCACTTTTGGCCATAGGTGTTCCTTTTCTAGCATATCGTACGGGTGAACTCTAATACCAGCCTTAGCAAATGCTGTATGCACATCATCATATGTTACATGGTTAGGGTATTTTTCTTTTAGCCGTAAGATTACTACTAGCTCTGCAGTAGCTTCAAAGGAGTAGTCTCCATTCACTATTTCATAGTCTATACCTGGTACAAACTCCATTAGCAGCTTTTTTGCCCATCGCTGGAAGTTCTTTGGGGAACGCCCGAGTTTATTGTAGAATTCTTTTAACATGTTTTCACCTCCTTCCATCCTCATTTTTTTGAGGAAACATCTACACGCTAAACAAATTATCTCCATGCAGGTCGGGGGAACTTGAGAGCAGGTACACTTCTTCCTCATCATCATCAACAAAGACAGTTAGGGAATAGTCATCCTCAAGAGTTGCACGCTCTTCAGTAGTGTACTCATGAAGATCAGCTGGGTCATTTTGGTCCATGCGAATTTGCAGGGTGTAGTCATTACAAATATCATACCAGAAAGTAGCCATTAGAGAACCTCCTTTTCAATTTCTTTCATTTCGTCGTCAATTTCGCAGTTGGAGCGGTGTTCTCCGTTCTTCTGGATGGTGCGCATTACTCCGAGCCCTCCAGAAAGGTGATCAGCGACCGGGCACGGGTCAGCTCCGGTTCGTGTTCACCCAACTGTTTTTCCAGTGCGGCAATTTTTTCACGGGCCTGGTTGAAATCCTCATCATCGATCAGCTCGAACAAAGTGCGCAGCTCCGCTTCCATCTGCTTGTTGCGCACTGGGGCGCCCATCAGCTCCTGAGCAACGAGAAAATTAAGTCTATTGATTTCATCATTAGCTTCGCTAAGTTCTTTTTCAAGTATTTTCTCACGTGTTTTGTAGTACTCTAGTTCGGTCATAGAATTTCCTTTTTGTGCTTCATTCATACATTTTGCTTGGTATGTTTCCATAATGGAACCTCCTGTTTGTGGGCTTTCCCCATCGTTTATAAATATATTATACCGCGATGGAGTCGAAAAGTCAAGAACTTTTTTCGGTTATTTTATAAACGATGGGGTCTGTCCTCTAATTAAGAAGCACAGTATTTGCTTCTCCCGCATTTAATTGTCGAGGATTTCCGTTATCCCCATCGTTTATAAATATATTATACCGCGATGGAATTGAAAAGTCAAGGAAAATCGGCTTCTTTGGTGAAATTTAATCTTAGTTGTACTTAATTAAAGATATTTAATCTTATCTGAAGAAATTAAAACATTTTAATACTTATTGACTTGCAGATAGGCAACATTAGAACTTTCTAATGTGGGGCTCGGCGCGAGGTATATATTTTGCACTTATAGTTTTGGTACTGGCGCTAGGTACATCCGTGAGTTAGCTAGTTTTAGTACTGGCGCGGGACATTATAATTTTATCACTTTACTACTTAGGCGCTGAGCAAACATTAAATAGTTTTAATACTGTTGCACCTGGCTCATTAAATAGTTTTAATACTGTTACACCTGGCTTATAAAAATTTTCTAATGTTAGCCCAGGAAAATAAATTTATTTTAATGTTACACCTGGCTTATAAAAATTTTCTAATGTTAAAATCGCTTTATTAAATTATACCAACGTTCTATTTTTAGCTGTAAGTCACGACAATTTCCGTGCCAACATTTATAAGTGCCTGGAATCCTTGAATATTTATTTTTGCCTATACCATTGCATACCTTAGTGAATAAAAGGGTCTTAGAACGCATCTCAGGGCGTCGCTTGTAAGTACCTGTTTTTATTGAGTTTTTCGGGATAAAAGAAAAAATGCAAAAAATATTTTTTCATGCTTTTTTCTTGTAAGTACCTGAAATCATTGAGGGTGGTTTTTCTAAGTACCTGATATTATTGAGTTTTGTATTTTTGACAGGTTCAAGGCGTTTTGTTAGTCTGTAGTCAAGATAAAGGTTGATTTGAAAGGTCGCCGCCCTTCGGGGCAAATGGCTTGAGTAAAAAAGACCTTGACAAGCAAAACGAAATGGATTAAGATAATAGTCAAGATAAACGAAACGCTCTTTTAAAACTGAATAGTTCATCCTTCACGCTCCGGTCTGAAAGCCGAATGGTAGTGAATCGGATAAAGCCAAGGGATGAGCACAGAACGCTATAACATATCGTTATAGCGTAATTATTAAAGCGGATTTATCCGCAGGGAGTTTATATGACCGGATTAGATGTATTAGAATTTGCAATGAATAATAAACTGGATGCAGAGTTAGTATTTGATACCAAGAATAATACTGTCAATTTCATTCGATTTGAAAATTTTGAGACAGATACTATTGACAAAACCAATAATGAGATAATTGAAATATTAAACGCTTTTAAAACCTTCCAAGACCACAATGTTATTTAATAGAAAAAAGACCTTGACAAGCAAAACGAAATGGATTAAGATAATAGTCAAGATAAACGAAACGCTCTTTTAAAACTGAATAGTTCATCCTTCACGCTCCGGTCTGAAAGCCGAATGGTAGTGAATCGGATAAAGCCAAGGGATGAGCACAGAACGCTATAACATATCGTTATAGCGTAATTATTAAAGCGGATTTATCCGCAGGGAGTTTATATCATGGCGGGAATTACTGATGTAGTAATTGCAGAAATGAAAAATGTGGCACCTTTGGATTGGAATAAAGCGCAAGAAATTGCTGAAAAATTCAGCTTGAAACCACGTGCAATCGTGGCTAGTGCTACCCGCAACGGCATCCCGTACCAGAAAAAACAGCGGGTCAGCAAGTCTGGCGCTCCGGTTGTACGCAAGCCGGATTTGGTGGCACGTATCGAGGTAGGATTAGCGTTTGACGCTGGTAGTCTTGACGGATTGGAGAAAGCGTCTAAGATTGCCCTTGAGCGTTTGGCTCAAGCTGTCGAGTAAACCTGTAAATATACCGACCTGCTAATGTTAGCAGGTCGGTAGTTAGGAAATTAAATGTTAAAGTATATAAAAACGGCATTGTGTGAACTGATAACATTATTTATGCTATCAATACCGCTTATTTTTATTGGTTATTTTTTAACGTAGGGAGTTAGTATGGAAAGCATAGAAAACATAGAACAGCCAATTGTTGAGTTTAAAAGTTCAAATCTTCGTAAGTTTGAAGGTAAAACGGGCGATGTTATAATAACCGCAGCACAGAATAATACAGAACCACATAAACAAGCCTTGGCAAGCCTTGAAATGTACGCGGGCAAGGTAGGGGCTGAATTGCTAATTATGCCTATAAAATACAATAAATCCGCATTTTCTAAGCAAGTCGAGGATGAGCACGAAAACTACCACCACGATATAAACCCGTATCTTGTAAAAGATAATATATGTATCAATGATATATTTATATACGCTGGGTGTTCAATTCTACCGACTGCGAAATATCCTGTAAATGCGGGGATAGATTTGAACGAAGGGGAACGGATAACGATAGTGTCTAGCCCTAAAATGCAACAAAAAGAAATGCCAAGGGGTGAAGGTCAAGACCGAAGTACAGTATACACAACGGGATGCATTACTCTGCCAAACTATATAAATGCAAGGGCTGGAGCGGTTGCACAAAAACAACATAAAATTGCAGCGTTATATATTCAAGACGGGAAGGTATACCCGCTTGAATACTCCGACCAGCTAGGCTGGGATTATGAGTTCAAAACGGCTGTTTTAGGGGATTTGCATTGTGAAAGTATGGACAATGCAGCTTTTACTAAGACGCTGGATATGTTGAGTTTTCATAGTATTAAAACCGTGGTTCTACATGATGTATTGGATTTTCAAAACCGGAACGGACATGAGAGAAATAATCCGCTGCACCTATACAGACAACAAAAGCGCAGTGTACTGGATGATATAGCGGAGGTACACAAGGTTTTTAAAGTTTTGACCGATACGGTTAAAAATGTATATATTGTACGTTCTAACCATGATGACATGCTTGAACGTTGGCTATCGGATACCGCTTATCAGCCGCACCTAGACCCTGTAAATGCTAAACTGTACCACGAGTTAAAAGCGGCACAATTGGATTTGATAGACAACGGTACGGAACAGCCAAACATGTTAGAATTTGCCCTAGAACATTATTTTTCTGCATTGCATGGAGTTAAGTTTTTAGCCCTTGGCGATAGTCTTAACTTGCATGGTGTTTGTGTAAATAATCACGGGCATAAGGGCGTAAATGGAGCACGTTCTGGATTGCAAAAACTAAACCGTCCTATGGTGGTGGGGCATTCACATAGCGGGCAACGCTTAGATGACTTTATTACCGTGGGAACTCTGGCAAATTTGAAACAAGGTTATAACCAAGGTGGCGGTTCTACATGGACACATCACAATGCTTTAATCTGTAAATCTGGCAGGATTGTTTTATCAGATGTAAGCAACTATTAAACGAGTTTTTAACCTTGCCCTTGCAATGTGTAGTTACCGTTGCAAGGGCAAGGGAAAGGTTAAGAAAATGAATGACGATGATAAATATATTAAAATATCTGAGCGCACTATGCTCAAAACATGGCGCAAATGTTTAGACGATAACAAGCCCTATGCAGGATATTTTATTTATCTAATGTTGCAGACATCGCAAGTTAAAAAATTAGGATGGAATTATGCTAAACTTGCACGCAATTATCACATTAAAAACTTCATAATGTGTGAGATAAATTATAACTATTATGGTATTGATTATTAGGGGATTAAAAAATGCAATCTAAAAAATCGAGTATAAATGAAGTTTTACTAAATACAGGTTCCGGATTTATCGTATCGTTAACGGTAACAAAGGCTTTATATCCCGTTCTTAACATCCTTTCACCTGTTACCATAACGCTTATTTATACCGTTGTTAGCATAATACGTTCTTATATTTGGCGTCGTTTATTTAATCGCAAGGCAACAAGCCAAATAGTAAATCAATCTTAATCTAGCAACCAAAATTAAGCCCACGATAATCCAGGCGTGGGCTTTTTAAATAAATTTTAATGTTGTTTATAAACCTTAAAGGATTCTAATGTTGACTGAACCAAGATTAAAACAGACTAATGTAGGGCGGTTATTAGACGTTTCTAATGTTCCCGCCCATGCACACTCCAGCACGCGGCCCACAAGGTATTTTCAAGTCTAATTAAGCGCCAAAATGCAGCAGATACGCCGCTTCGCGGCATATGGCTAATGTTTGGCAGTAATTATCATATGGCTAATGTTTGGCAGTAATTATCATATGGCTAATGTTTGGCAGTAATTATCATATGGCTAATGTTTGGCAGTAATTATCATATGGCTAATGTTTGGCAGTAATTATCATATGGCTAATGTTTGGCAGTAATTATCATATGGCTAATGTTTGGCAGTAATTATCATATGGCTAATGTTTGGCAGTAATTATCATATGGCTAATGTTTGGAAGTAATTATCATATGGCTAATGTTTGGCTGAATGTTGCCTACAAATTAGGCGAGTCTACCCACGCTTCGAAAAAATTTTTGAAAAATTTCAAATACCTATGAAATTTTTTATCCTTGACACATCGCCCCCATGATAGTAACATATAACATATGGACACTAATGCACTTAAAATATCCCCGGAGGGACTGGAGCTGGCAAATGCCTATTTAAGCCTAGGTTCAATTGATGCCGCAGCTTACGAAATGGGTGTGCCAGTAGAGAAAGCCGCTGCGCTACTAGACAAAGCTGAGGTAAAGAACTATATTAATTCCGTTTACTTAGATCGTGGATACCGTAATAGGTTTAAACTTGGAGCTCTAGTAGACGAAATAATTGAGAGTAAATTAGAGGAATGTCGTGAAAGTGAAGTTTACACTAGCAAAGATTTACTCGCCGTCATTACCCTCGCACATAAAATGAGAATGGAGGAAATTGCAGCGCAACAGAAGGCACAGAATCACTCCATCGCAAATCAAACCAACGTGCAGATTAATGGTGGTAATTACGGAAAGCTGATGGATAAGCTACTAGGAGGAAATAAAGAATGACAGAAATTTTAGAAAAGCGTGGACGCTACTGCATATATGAAAATGGACGTTGGATTAAATTTAATTCTCTAGCTGAGGCTGAAGAATACGTCGGAGTAGAGGAGGAAGAATGTCAGATGACTTACGACGAGGAGGAGATTCCGGACGCCTGGATAGAATAGAAAATAAACTTGATGTTTTAGCTGAATACTTGCATAATGTTGCTAGATTAGACGAGCGTGTTTTATTTTTAGAAAATCACTGTAAAGAGGTATTAGCACGCTTAGCTGCGGTTGAAAAACAATCAAATGATAATTTTTTAAAAATTAGTGGGTTTATTAAACTATTCTGGATTGTAGTATCTGCTGTAGTTGGTAGTGTTGTAGTTTACTTCTTAGGAGCTAAGTAAATGCTTTCAGTAAGTAGAGAAGATGTAATAACAGATAGGATTGTAGATTATGGGGCTCGTAGCTATATGCGAGTTCCTATCGATGGATACTTAGAATTAATGGGAATTGATCCTATCCCTCCCCAGATTGCTGTTATCAATGCAATTAATAATCCTAAGTACCGTTTTGTTTGTGCAGCATTATCACGACGAACAGGAAAGACATTTATAGCAAATGTAATAGCACAGTGTGTAGCATTGATACCAAATGCATCTGTTTTAATTATGTCTCCTAACTATAGCTTATCTCAAATTTCTTTTGAATTACAACGATCGTTGATAAATCAATTTGATTTAGAGGTAGCTAAGAATAACGTTAAGGATAGGGTCATTACTTTATCAAACGGTTCTTCTATTAGAATGGGTTCCATTTCACAGGTTGATAGTTGTGTTGGTAGGTCGTATGACCTCATACTCTTCGACGAGGCTGCGTTAACTAATGCCGGTGAAGATGCCTTCAACATCGCATTGCGCCCAACTTTAGATAAAGAGAACTCAAAAGCTATTTTTATTTCTACTCCTCGTGGTAAAAATAACTGGTTTAGTAAGTTCTTCCAACGTGGCTTCAGTTCAGATTATCCTGCTTGGGCTTCTATACATTCCGATTATCGCGAAAATCCGCGAGTATCAGAGGAAGATATAGCTGAAGCACGCGCTACAATGTCTAAACAGGAATTCGAGCAAGAGTACCTTGCTAGTTTTACTACTTTTGAAGGCCAGATATGGCAATTACCTCAGGATAACATTGTAACTGAATTTCCTGATGTTGACTTTTCTAAGATGGATAAGATCGCTGGCTTAGATATTGGGTTTAAGGATTCAACAGCTTTAGCTGTATTTGCTTATGATGATATTAATGATATCTATTACCTGGTAGATGAATATAAAGATGCTGAGAAGACAACAGCGGCACATGCTGCTTGTATTAAAGAGCGATTAAACAAATGGGATGTTGACTTTGTCTACATAGACTCTGCGGCAGCTCAAACGAAGTTTGACCTTGCGCAACTTTATGATATTAGCTGTACTAATGCAAAGAAATCGATATTAGATGGTATTGCTCATGTTGGTAGTATTATTGACACTGGTAGATTATTAGTTAATGCAGATTGTTTACATAGCTTAGAATCAATTGACCAATATGTGTGGGATGCTAGACCTGGACTAACTAAAGAAAAACCTGTACATAACGACGCATCACATATGGCTGATGCCATTAGATACGCACTCTACAGTTACGCCACTTCGGGCGTAGGCGTGTTCTGATAATTACAGTGTTCTGATAATTACAGTGTTCTGATAATTACAGTTTAGAGACTGAAAAATAAGACTTGACTTTTTGACTGAGTTATTATATAATGGTAGTCAAAAAGGAGATAATAAATGAACGTAATTAAAGAGATTTCAGATTTAGTTGTAGTGCTAGGTAAACGCCCCACGCAGAAGGATGCCAGTAAAGAGCTAATTAAAGCTGCAAGAAAAGAATACGGAAACTGGACTAAAGCGGTTAATAAAGTCCCTTTAGACGATATCTTAAAAGAATATCATCTATCTAAAATTAAAGAAATTGGAAATGTTAGTGAAACTGAGGCACATAAGCTAGGGGTAAATACTAAGGCGTGTAGAAAGTTATTTGGCACATGGGTAAAAGCTAAAGAAGCTGCTGGGTTTAATAGCTTAACTAATACTAAGACTGATGAAGAGTTATTAGATGATTTAAAACGGCTATACTCACAACTAGGTAAAACTCCTTCAGCTCAAGATATGCAGTCTTGCGGATTTATTTCTAGTTATACTGTTTATACCAGGCGTTTCGGCTCTATAGAAAGAGCTAGAGAACTGGCTGAGGTCCCTGGATTTAGTAGAAGGGAAATTTTTAAAGGGGATGCACTAGCTGGCTTAGCAGCTTTAGGTAAAGAGTTGGGAAGAGCACCTACATTTGCCGAGTGTAATAAATCCTCCCTTACCCCAGCACCTTCTACGCTAATGAGGAAATTTGGTAGTTATAAAAAGGCTCTTAGCTTAGCTGGGTTTGAGTATCGAGTAAGTAAGCAAGACCTACTAGATAGGCTTAAAGAATTAGCTAATAGTCTGTCCCGAACTCCAGTTATGCAAGATATTATTGACTGGAATTTAAAGAATCCAGATAACAAAATATTTGGAGGTTCTACATATCAAAGGCATTTTGGGAGCTGGGCCAATGCTTTAGAAGCGGCAGGTTTAGAGTATGAATCAAACTCTATTTCCTCTGGTGAACTAGAAGTATTAGAATTTATAAAAGAGCATTATTCTGGAGAAATTAAAACTTCTGACAGGGCTATTTTAAAGCCTAAAGAATTAGATATCTATATCCCAGATAAAGCCTTAGCAATTGAGTATAACGGTGAGTGTTGGCACTCAGAATCGTTAAACAAAACCAAATATAACTTATTAGAAAAAACCGATGCTTGTAGTAAGTTAGGAATTTCTCTAATACATGTAATGGAAAATGAGTGGAAAACAAAACAGCCCATTGTTAAGTCTAGAATACTAAATGCTTTAGGTAAATCAGAGAGATTATATGCTAGAGACTGCAAAATTGTAGAGTTATCTGCTGCACAAGCACACAACTTTCTAGAAGAAACCCATACTCAAGGTTTTTGTAATGCTTCAGTTTTCATAGGCTTAGAGTACTACGAAGAAATAGTAGCGGTAATGTCTTTTGCAAAGCCTAGATTTAACAGTAAATACCAATGGGAACTTATCAGGTATAGTAGTGAATTAAATACTACTATAGTAGGTGGGGCGTCTAGACTTTTAAAATACTTTGAGAGAAAGTATAAACCAACCTCTATAATAAGCTATTGTGATCGCAGATGGGGTTCAGGAGGCCTATACTTGCAATTAGGTTTTACTGAGTCTCACAAATCTAAGCCCAATTACTTCTATTATAAGAGTGGTAAAGTTTTTCCCAGATATAAATTTCAAAAACACAAGCTCCCCAATCTTTTAGATAACTTTGACGAGTCTAAGACAGAAGTAGAAAATATGCTAGATAATGGGTATCTAAGATACTTTGATTGTGGAAATTACGTATTCGTTAAAGAATTTACATCCCAATAAAAAATTATTGTTGACTTGATATGGTAGTGATGGTATCATTTCTATAGGTGGTTGAAATGTCAAATCTAAAAAGAGATGCAGTTAAGTATGTGCGTGATCGAGCTAAGTCAGCTTACACGAAAGATTCTGTTTGTAGAATGTGTGGAGCTACTGAAGAATTAGAGTTTCATCACTATACAAGTATGACTGCAATGTTAGACCGATGGTTGCGTAAGGAGAAGATCAATCCTTCAGATATCGTAGAACATCGAGATCGTTTTATTGAAGAGCATTACGATCAAATCTATAATAAAACTGTTACTTTGTGTAAAAGCTGTCACAGTAGATTGCATAAAGTATATGGGCAGAAGCCTGGGCTTGGTACTGCTACAAAGCAGGAACGCTGGGTAGAAAAACAAAGGATTAAAAATGGGCTTGTTTAACTGGAGAAAAAACAAAACTGAAGAAGTTGAAGAAAAGTTAAATCCAGCTCAAACTCTAATCGGACAACGAGAAGGTAGTGAGATTTATTCTCATGCCTCTCCTACTAATTATCGTAATCAGTACGAATCTATTGAAATAGTAAATCGTGCGATTAATATGATTGTTGACGATTCTGCAGATTTACCCTGTGCTATCGGCAATCAGCAAAAAGGTGTAAGCCCTGTTGTAAAGGGGGTTAGAAAGAATACTGTAGAGCGAGTACTAAAGTATGAACCTAACCCATTCCAGGATGTTAGTACTTTTAAAAGAAATTTAATTGTAGATTTACTAGTTGACGGTAATATGTTTATCTACTGGGACGGGGCTCATTTGTACCACCTCCCCGCGGATAAGATATCCATTCATACTGATGAACGAACATTTGTTAGCCACTATAGTTATTCTGGCCTTATTGACTATGCTCCTGACGAAATAATCCACATTAAAGAAAATTCTTTTAGATCAATATATCGAGGAACTTCTAGGCTTAAAGCCGCTTCGGATACTATGGATTTGTTACTTAAGCTACGCAAGTTTCAGAAGAATTTCTTTAATAATGGAGCTGTGCCAGGGTTAGTACTAAAGAGCCCAGATTCTCTTAGTGAGAAAATAAAAGAACGTTTGCTACAAAGCTGGAGATTACGTTATCGTCCAGAAAGTGGTGGACGTTCTCCAATGATATTAGATGGTGGATTAGAGATTGACTCTGTATCAAATGTAAATTTTAAAGAGTTAGATTTTCAAAGTGCTTGTTCAGATTGTGAAAAGACTATACTTAAAGCTTTAGGTGTGCCACCTATTTTGTTTGATGGGGGAAATAATGCTAATATTGCACCTAACCACAAACTTTACTATCTAGAAACTGTACTTCCTATTGTACGTAAGATTAATGAAGGTCTGTCAAGGTTCTTTGGCTACGAAGTGCATGAGGATGCTACAAACACTCCTGCCTTGCAGCCTACTCTTAGCGATCAATCTGGGTACCTTACTTCATTAGTAAACGGTGGTGTAATTACTCCTAATGAGGCAAGAGAGAAATTAGGTAGAGACCCAATTGATGGGCTCGATGAGATTAGGATTCCAGCAAATATAGCAGGCAGCGCGGCAAATCCCGCCGAGGGTGGAAGACCCGCCGAGGGCGGAAGACCCGCCGAAGGAGATGACGAATGACAAGGAAACGTGTATTGGAACAACTTACAGACTACTTTATTGAGATTGGAGAAATTCTCGATAAACGTGAGTATGTAAAACGTGATGACACTCCGATACGGGCTGCAGTAGTCACTAGGACTATTGGTTCATGGTCGCGTCTCGATCGTTTGATTAGTTATAACTTTCCCGAAAAATATGAAAAAATCGGTAAAGTTCAAGCGAAAGAGACTGAGCGTCCTAAACCTAACTTTGCAGCTATAAAGGAGAAGGATAATGCTGAATAAGAAGCTCTTTATTAAAACCCAGCTAACTAAAAAAGAAGTTGGTAAGGACAAAGTAAAGATCAAAGGTTATGCTAGTACTAATAATACTGACCGCGCTGGAGACGTAATACTACCAGAGGCTTGGAGCAAAGGTATAGCGGATTACCAAAAGAATCCAATTCTACTTTTTAACCATAACTATGATAAGCCGATTGGTCGCACTACTAGCATCGAAATCACTGATAAGGGACTAGAGATTGAAGGTGAAATTTCTAGAAAGGCTGCTGATAATGTAGCTGACCTTATCGAAGATGATGTACTGAAAGCCTTTTCTGTAGGCTTTATGGTAAAAGATGCAGATTACGATTCTGCTTCAGACTTGTTTGTAATTAAAGAAGCTGAACTTTACGAAGTATCAGTAGTCTCAGTACCGTGCAATCAGGATGCTGTATTCTCAGTATCTAAATCTTTTGACTCTAGTGAAGAGTACAAGAAATTTATTAACGACATTGTCGACACAGCCGAGCAACCAGCTGAAGATTCAGTAAATGCTCAAGATTCAGCTGTAGATTCGGCAGACAGTGACAATAAGTCACATTCAAAGGAGAAAAACGAAATGGATCCCAAAGAACTACAGAAACTTATGGATGACGTAGCAGCTAAGACTGCTTCTGCTATCACTGAAGCACAGAGTGCTAAGGCTGCTGAAGATGCAAAAGCTGCTGCTGAGGCTGAAAAAGCTCAGAAAGAGTTTGATGTAAAGGTTAAAACCTCTGCTGAGAAACTCATGGAAGATATTGAGAAGCGTTTTAGTGAGAAAAACGAAGCGCTTGAGAGTATTGTTGCAGAGCTACAAGACGAGCTTTCTAGCAAGTCTGAAGAGATTACTAAAATGCGCGAGTCTAAGCGTCATTTCGCTGATCGTAGCGAAGGCGGCGATTGGAAGAAAAACCACGAAGAAGAGCTGACTGATACTTTTGTACTTGGTCTCGCTACTGGTAAAGGCTGGAATACTAAGCACGCTAAAGATATGGTAGAGAAGGTAAATACTATGTCTGGTGTTCAGGTTTCTAGTGAAGACTTTGAGCAGATCGTATCTACTAAGATCGAGCGTGACATTCAGAATGAGCTGATTCTTGCTCCTATGTTCCGCGAACTGTCGATGACTTCAGCTACCATGATTATGCCTATCCTGCCGGATGCTGGCTATGCCGAGTTTGTGTCTACACAGACTACTTCAGCAACTGCGCCTACTGGTAACTTGGACGAGCGTTCTGCTGCTTATGGCGACAATGCTGGTATTACCCTGCAAGAGCGCACAGTTTCTACTAAGAAGCTTATGTCCGTTTCTTACCTTGGTAATGAGACTGAAGAGGATGCAATTCTGCCTATTCTGCCTCTGATTCGCGAGTCCATGATTCGTTCACATGCTCGCGCTATCGAGAATGCTATCCTTCTTGGTAATCATGCAGATGGTGCATTCGGTACTGCTGGGGCATCTTTCGACGGCCTGGTAAAAATGGCTACTGATGATTTGCAGACTATCCAACCTGCGGCTACTGGTTTTACTATGGATGACGTAGTTACTACTGCTGACCTATTTAACCTGCGTAAGAATATGGGTAAGTATGGTCTGCGTCCTGAAGACGTAGTTTATATTGTTTCTCAGGAAGCTTACTACAACCTGATCGATGACGCTGAGTTCCAGGATGCTAACCTTGTTGGCCAGAACATGGCTACTAAGCTAACTGGTCGGGTAGGTAGTGTATTTGGTTCTAACGTTGTAGTTTGTGACGAGTTCGCCGCTAAAGCAGCTGATAAGTTCAACGCTGTAGCAGTTAACACTCGTAACTTTGTTATTCCTCGTCTTCGTGGAATGACTGTAGAGAGCGACTACGAAGTTTCTAACCAGCGCCGCGTTCTCGTAGCTTCACAGCGTATGGGCTTCATCGACATTATTGACGGTGCCGCCGCTAAATATGCACTTCAGTATAAGGGTGTAGCATAAATAAAGGGAGCCTAGGAACCTTCTTCGGAGGGTTCCTAGGTTTTTACAAGTTGACTTATGACTGATTTAATAACTAAAGATATCTATAAGCAAGCAAAAGCCATTACTGGAACGAAGGAAGACGAGCGCTTAGACCAGCTAATTCCATCCATAAGTCAGCTTGTCAAAACCTACTGTGGTAATTCCTTTGTTGACTATGTTGATACTCCTTATACAGAGACTTTTTCCGTGTATTATGATGCACAGCAGGTCATCCAGCTAGGAGAAATTCCAGTACTGGAAGTTGTAGAAATTTATGAGCGTAGTAGAGCTGACTACGCGTATAGTTTAGTAGACCCTACTCAATTCGAGCTCGATACCAGAACTGATAGTGTTATACGACAGCTAGGTTATTGGCCTACTGGGCTAAATTCAGTAAAAGTAACTTATAAAGCTGGATATTCAGAAGTGCCTGTAGACCTGCAGTTAGCTATAGTAGATTTAATATCTTATTATATAAAGGATGAATATAAACTACAGCGTACATTAAGGGGTGGTTCTATCCGAAACCAAAGCTCTAGTACCTTGGATGGAAATGTAGGGTTCCCTGATCATATTAAGAGAGTTCTTGATTTATATAGGCAGATAACATGAGTAAACAAGTAGTTAATAATATTGTTGCAAAAATAGTTGAAGAGACTAGAACTAAGTCTATCTATGATAGATCACGTTCAGAACTTGATAAACTAGGTGATAATGTTGTTACTATTTATAAGAAAAATTTGAGTAATTATAGTAAATTCATAGATGTAAATAAAGTATGGGCAGCTATTATAACTAGAATTAGTACTGACTTTAGCGAAGATAATATTAGTATTAAATCTGGTAGTATTACAGTTACTATTCTAGCTTCTGAAGATAATAAGTTAAGGCGAGCCGTAACGGAATCTATACTAGGAAGACCTATTAGAGCTGAAGATACTACTGGTACAGAAGAGCAAGTTCCCTTTTCATATAATAAAAATACTGCAAATGATGCATATAAAAATAGAGTTTATAATACTCTGGAAGAGATTAGCTGGGCCTGGTATAGTACTGAAAAGATTAGTTCAAGTAGCTATTTAAAGAATATTCGAATTGAGGGTACCTCTAGTAGCTCACATCTAAGTCCTAGGAAAAGAGACTTGTTACTTAATAGATTTCAGAAAGAGTTTGTTAATAAAGCTAAGAACTCTAAAGTTTCTAGTAGATTTGTTACTGAATCGGCCAGCCCTAGTCCTTTAGATAAGGTTAAGAATAATATTCTGTACCAAATCTGGTCTAAAGTTAAAAAGTTTAGTAAAGCTAACTTTGCTCCTAAAAAGCCTAAAAGTTCCTCTAGTTCTAGCAGATTAAGCACAAAAACTAAAACTAGAGACTCTAGAGGAGCTAGAGCAAATATTACTGTAAAAGAATCTCCTATTAATCTAAAGGCATTAATACCGCAGATAAATATGAAATTACACGATCAAATAAAGCGTAATATGGGCAGTCCGGCCCTAAATTATAGAACTGGTAGATTTGCTCACTCAGCTCATGTATTAGATATACAACAAACTCCTAAAGGGTTCCCATCTATACATTATACATACCAACGAGACCCCTATTCTTTATTTGAATATCCAGGAGGTAGCCCAAGATTAGCTACTCCTCAGAGAGACCCTCGAAAAATTATAGGCACATCAATTAGAGAGCTAGCTTCTGAACTAATAGAAGGTAGATTCTATACTAAGAGGTTATAATGGCAGATACAAGAGTTTATACAAGTAGACGAATGGCTATCGTTACAGCTTTGGCTGAGGAGCTCAAAGCTTTGGACGGTTCTGGAAACTTTAATACAGATGTAGAGGGTAGAGTAGAGCCTAGGCTTAAATTTTGGGATGAAATAGAGGTATTTCCTGCAATTCATTTAAATGCTGGGCCTGAAACCAGACAATACCAAGGTGGTGGATATAAGGATAGATTTCTTACTGTAACTGTTAGATGTTATGTTAATGAGACAGACGCAATACTAGCTCTTGAAGGGCTAATAGAGGATGTAGAGACTGTGTTAGAAGAGAAAAGTCGGTTAGTCTATAAAGATAGACAAGGACTCTCTCAAACAACACAGCAAATATCAATAATCTCGATTGAAACAGATGAAGGAGTTCTCGAACCTTTAGGGGTTGGGGAAGTAGTCTGCGAGATTAGGTACTGATTAAATAATCAGTAATTAGAGAGGAAAAAGAAAAATGGCAGATCAACTTTATTTTAGCAGAGATACTAAAGTATACCTAGAACAGGATGCTAACATTTGGGGAATTCCCATTCTTAATGGGTACAGTTTCTCACAATCAACTAATACATCTGAGGTAACCCTCAACGAAATGGCGGCATCTGACGGCACTAGCCGACGGGGACGCCAGATGTTCACTGATAGTTATGCTCCTGCAGAGTGGAGTTTTACTACTTATGTACGCCCATTTGTATCACAAGTTGGAGCAACTGACGGGTGGGAACCTGACACAGCAATGCACCACGCTGTAGAAGAGGCTCTTTGGGCTAACTTTGTAGCGCTTAATAGTTTCACTCCTGGAACTACTGGAGTTTCTGACTCTAGTTGGGCAGAGGGTGTAACTTCTACACCAACTGGAATGACTATTGATTTCACAGGATCTAATAAATCAGAGTTGGGAACTTTTGATCTCTATTTCTGTCTTGGGGCTTGTAGTAATGCCCTTACTAAAACTAACTACAAAGTATCTAATTGTGTAGTCGGATCTGTGTCTATTAGTTTTGATATTGATGGTATCGCTACTATCGAATGGTCAGGACAAGGTACTATTATTGAAGAAGTAGCAACTGAGCCTACTCCTACAATCACAGAGGCTACTCAGGCTACTTCTAACTTTATTCGTAACCGTCTTACTTCACTAACTGTTACAGCAGCAGACACCACTACTTTCCCTGGTGAGTCAAACGATGGGGTTTATAATGTTGTACTTACGGGTGGAAGTATTAACTTTGAGAATAACATAACCTTCTTGACTCCAGAAGTACTATGTACTGTGAACCACAGCATTGGCGCTGTCACTGGTACTCGCTCAATTAGCGGGTCTTTTACAGCTTATCTTAATGCTGAAGTTGGAAGCACTGGGGATCTTTTCGAAGATATCATTGGGGCAACACAAACAATTACCAACTCTTTTGCCCTTAAGTTCTCAGTGGGGGGCTCTAACGTTCCACGTATCGAGTTTAACTTCCCTCAGTGCCACCTGGAAGTTCCTTCTCACAGCATTGATGATGTCATTGCTGTAGAAACAAACTTCCATGCGCTTCCTTCTGATATTTCTCAGACTGACGAAGCTACTATAGTTTACACCGGTGATACCTATTAATAGTATCTAAGTAATAATTAATAAAACCTCCTAGCTACGGTTAGGAGGTTTTTTATTACCCAACAGAAAAATTTATCTTGACTCATACCCCGTCTCTCGATATACTATTTATAATAGCTTCTGAGTAATAGGTACTTAGATAGCAAAAATTATCTTAAATGAAAAAAAGGAGTAACAAAACATGGAACTGAAGAATCTTGTATTAGACTGGAAAACCGCATGGGTTAACTTTCCTGGGCTTCCGGGCTTTGAGGTAGAGGTTGCTAACCTTTCTCGTAAGGAATTGATTAATCTCCGTAAGAAATGTACTTACCAGAAATTTAATCGCAAAACTCATACGGCTGAAGACAAACTTGATGATGAAAAGTTTGTTAAAGAATTTACAAAAGCTACTGTACGTAATTGGAAAGGCCTAACTCTAGATAATCTACAGAATCTTATCCTTATTGATACAGAAGGAAAGGATATGGAAGAGGAGCTTCCTTACACTGCCGAAAACGCCGAAATCTTAGTAAATAGTTCAAGCGAATTCGATCAGTGGCTTAATGAGGTAGTTTTCGATATCTCCAATTTTCGTGACTGAACAAAGAGAGGAACTTTTTAAGTATATTGAAAAGTTCTTTACTCAGTCAGACTCTAAGATAGATGTAGAAAAGTATTACAAGATTTGTGATGAGTTAGGGCAAGAACCAGACCCAGAGAAAATCCCTCTTCAATTGGGGGATTTTCCTCCAATTTTTCAAGATGCCATAGTAATCTTCAACTCACTAGGTGATCGAGTTTACCCGGATATAGGTTATCTTGGTAAAGACTATACCAATTTAGATATTTTAATAGAAGTTCATAAAGTGGAAAATAAAGAACTTTTGTTAGAAATATTACTATGGATGGATCGTAGACAAATAAAGAAATCTTCAGATGAGTTGAAGAAAGCGCATGAAAAGATGAAGAGGAAGTCTCATGGCAAATAAAATCACATTAGAATTTGAAGTAACTGATAAAGGAACCCTAAAGCAGGTTACATCAGATACAAATAAATTAAGTAAAGTAGTAAAAGACTCTAGCCATGCTACTGATCAAGCCAGTAATAGTAAAAACAGATATAGCAAACTAGAGAAAGGGTCTGCTCAGCTCACATCTAATACAACCAAATCTTTTGCAAAACAAGCCCAGACTATTGGCTCTGGGCTTGTTCCCGCCTATGCAACATTAGCCGCTAACATCTTTGCCGTGTCAGCGGCTTTTGGTGCTTTAAAAAGGGCAGCTGGCCTTGAGCAACTTGAGGCTGGTTTGATTGCGGTAGGCTCAGCCGCAGGCCAGAATCTTCCGTATATTGCAGATCAGCTACGTGAAATTACTGGAGCTGCTATTTCTACCCAATCAGCTATGGAATCCGTAGCTTTAGGCACTAGTGCAGGCTTCTCTACAACCCAAATGGAAGAGTTAACGCGCGTGGCGAAAGGTGCTTCACTTGCGTTGGGTCGTGATATGGAAGATGCAATGTCTCGACTTGTACGAGGTGCTGCGAAATTAGAGCCTGAAATCCTTGACGAATTAGGTATCATGGTTCGCCTCGATGATGTTACTAGGGCATACGCAGAAAATCTAGGCAAAACAACTGATAGTCTTACTAATTTTGAGCGTAGAATGGCATTTACTAATGCTATAATTGACCAAGGTACTGATAAATTCGGGCAGATAGCTGAAAAAATTGACCCAAATCCTTATAATCAATTAGCTGCTAGATTTAGGGATCTTACAAAAAGCTCTTTAGAGTTAGTCAACACAGGACTAGGGCCATTTTTAGATTTAATTGCTAATAATACTAGTGCTCTAATAGGTGTGATAGGTATTTTCGGAACTTCAGTAGCATCTAAAATGTTACCTGCCTTATATGAGACTGCAGATGCAGCCACTAAATCGGCTGAAAACTTTCGTGATTTATCTAAAGAGCAGTTAAAACAAATAAAAATTACCTCAAACCTCCCAAAAGGCTTTAGGGAGTTGTCAGATTCTATCCAATCGGGCACAATAACTTTGGAAGAACAACGAAAGGCTATAACTAGTTTAAATAAATCATTAGCAGGTATGACTAATGCTACTGATCCAGAAAAACTTGAGCAAGTTACTGAAGCACGTAAAAAATTAACCGAATCTATAATAGCTCATGATATAGCTAATGTTAAAGATACTCAATCTGCATCTTTAGCAGCTGTAGCAAGGGGAGAATTTAAAGAAGCATTAAATCTACAACGTCTAGCTATGGACGGCTATTCCACAGCTATGCATAGAAACATGAAAGTTCAGGGAACTTTTGGTAAGGCATTAGCAAAAACCAAAATTGCAGTATTTAATTTAACTAGTAGCTTCAAGTTACTGGGAACTGCAGTATTAAGATTTTTGCCCTACATTGGCTTAGCAATTACCGCTTTTGGTGCTCTACAAGCTGTTTGGAGTAAGCTTTTTGGAAAATCAGATATAGAAAAGCAAGTAGATGAAATTGTAAAAAGCTTTGATAGTTTTTCAGAAATCAACGATACTTTAGATGATACCATTGCTAATATAGAACTAATGAGTTCTTCTATGACAGAATCTAAAAGAAATGCAGAGCTCTATACTGCATCTCTTAAAGCTCAAGCAGGTGTTTATGGACAAATTGCAGATGGTATAGAAAAGGTATTAGATTTAGAAAAAAAGAAAGAAATGGAAGTTATAAAATCTCTTAGGGAAGATTTAAGAGAATTAGAGAGTGATTTAACTTCTGAAGAAGTAGCAAAATTACAGGCTGGAGGGGAAGCTGCCCAAAGGGTAATGGATGCAAATAACAAAATGTTTGGTAGAAATAAAGCTACTGAATATTACTTTGCCCTCCAAAACATAGAGGAAAAAATGAACGATCTGGGAGAAGCTTCTAGAAATACTGCTGCAAGCATAGCAGATAATCTCCTAGAGAATGCGATTATAAATATTGAGTCTAATAAAACTATTTCCGAAGCAATGCAAGAAGAATTGCGTCTTTATAAACAATATCAAGATGTACTTAGAGAGTTCGCTAATGACCCTGAAATTGTGCAAGAGGTTAAAAAAGCCATTGACGATATGGCTGGGTCAACAAAGCAAGCTATAGTAGAATTAGAGGGGTTATCTGAAACTTCCAGAAAGTTTAATATAGAATTTACTAAACTTCTAGAAGCAGATGAAAAACCTTTTGAGAATGTTCTTGGTTCATTAGTACAAATTTCCAGTGCTCTTAATAATGCTTCTTCAGATAGTGATAGATTAAAGGCTGTTTGGGAGGAACTCCCAGCAGATATAATAGAAGTATTGGGAACTACTCCTGATTTACAAGGATTGGAGAGCTATATTTCTAAGTGGGAACAAGCTTCTACTGATATTGCTAATGCAGAAAGAAATGCTAAAAAGTTCAAGGATGAAGCCAAGGACTTAGAAGGACTCCTTGATCTCGACCCTTCATTAGTAGATGATTATTATAAGGCACTTGATAGAAGTGTACAGGCACAAATAACAGCCTTAGAAAAGTATAAAGAACAAATTGAAGATCAAGCAGGTGCTAAAGACAAAATTCTTGAGATAGATAGAGAAATAGCTGATTTAGCGACTAGACTATCTTCTGCTGCCGAAAGAGATATTGCCTCTCTTGAAGCGAGAATATCGAGAACCCAGATTCTGAAAAAACTTTCTAGTGATATTGTGAAAAATACACAAGATCGTTTAGCAGCTGAACTTTCCTTAAAAGAAGAGCAGTTGCGTATGACTGCAGGTGCAGATGGGGAAGTAACAGCTAAAGAAGAGCTTGAAATATCTAAAAAGTTGAAACAAGATAAGATTGATGCTGCTGAAAAAGAAGCGCAGATTCGACGTAATACTATTGAATCTGAATATACTCTAGCAGAAATGGAGTTTGAAATATTAAAACAACGCTTCGCATTAGCAGATAAAGAAATGCCAGAAAATTTCGCTGCTAAATACGAAAGTCTGCTCCAGGAAGGTAAATCTTCCGCACTAGCGGCGATAGATGCAGAACAAGAATTAGCTCTAAAAGCTATTGATAGTGGTATTCAGGATAAAATTAATGAATATAAAAGTGTTATTGAAGAATTAACTGAGTCAATTGGCGATTTAGAGTTTGATTTTGATATACCAGATTTATCTTCTGCCTTAGAAGGGTTGGGGGATCACTCTGATACTGCTAAGGGGGTTCTAAATATTGTTGAAGCATTACAACAAATTCCTAAGGCTCATGAAGCTGAGATAGAAGCCCTTGATGCTATAAAAGAGAAACGTGCAGAAGTTCTAAAAAATACTATAGATGGAAGTAAAGAACAAACTCGTCTATTAGCTTCTTTAAAAGAGAAAGAAACCCAAATAGAAAAAGATGCAGCTAAATCAAAGATAGCTATGTATGGACAGACAGTTTCTGCTGTAGGGGGCATGCTTTCTTCCATGGCTGAAGCACAAGATCAAACTTCTAGGGAAGGGTTTGAGTTAACAAAGAAAATGCAATTGGCCTCTACTGTAGTTAATACTGCGGGGGCAATAATGAATGCTCTTGCCACAGTGCCTTTCCCCCAGAGTTTAGTTATGGCTGCTGCCGCTGCAGCTACTGGTGCTGCACAAATTGCCCAGATTTCCTCAACTGAATTTGGTGATTCTGGTGAGGTTTCAGCAAGTACTGGATCAATGTCTGCGGGATTTTCCGTGGGTGGCAAGTCTGTACAAAGCACAGTATTAGGTTCTGATGATTTTTCAGAATCATATGCAAAAACTGATGAATTACTTAAAGAAATTCATGCAAAAGAATATTACCAGTTAAGAGCTATATCTGACGGTATTGATAATCTTAACTCTGGAGTCAAGGGCCTTAATCTCAGTTTAGTTAGAGATATACCTGAGTGGGGGGAATCACAAAGAGGTAGCACTCTTAGTGAATATTATTCTGAAGCTGGTATGGGAAGTGGGTGGTACACTTACGGAGCTCATGTAACTAGTGAGGATATTACTTTACAGGATGTATTAGCAGGAAAACCAATCCCACTTAATTTAGAGACTACAGCTAGGCAGACAAAGTCTAGTAGTATTAGAGATTATGAATTTGACCTTATAGAAGGGGCAGGAGAAGCTTATTCTGAACAAACTGCTAATATTCAGAGACTGTGGGAAAATATGTACACAGAAGTGGCATCTTCTACTACTGATCTGGCAATGATGTTTGGTAAAAGTGCGGATGAGATTAACGCTCTTACTATGAAAGGTATTGGAGTAGAAATTATCTCAGGAGCAACAGATAATGGACATTCTTCCACTTGGGTTTCCCCCGAAGACCTTGAGAAACATTTGCAGCAAGCATATTCTACTATGGGGGATATGTTAATTGAAGATATACTAGGTGACTGGTTGAAAGATTATCAACAGTTAGAGGAAGGGCTTGCAGAGACAGGGTTCAGAGTAGCATCAACAAATGTAGTAATACAAGAGTTTCTTGATTATTTAGACTACGGTTTTAAAGACTTAGCACAAGAAGTCGAAGTATCAATGGACTTAGCGGATCAAGCTGGAGGTCTAAAAGATTTCCAGGAAGCTGCCGAAACATTCTCTGAGTCGTTTACAAGTGAAGCGCATCGTTTTGCTAGGTCTTCTTTTCAACTAGAAAAAATATTTGAAGGGTATAATCTTACCCTACCTAAAACTAGAGATGCTTTTGTAGATTTAATGGGAACTTTTGATTTAACTACAGAAAAAGGTAGGGATACTTTTACTAGTTTATTAACTTCTACAGAAAAGCTTGATGAATACTATGCTTATCTGGAAAAAGTATCTGACAAGCAATTTGAGTTTGAAGCCGAGTCCGTTCGTATTTTACAAGGAGAGTACGCTTCTCTAGTATTAGAGCGAGAAAAAGAATTAGAAACTCTTAGAGAATTAAACCCTGCTCTAGTTGCACAACAGGAACAGGTGTGGGCTCTCCAAGAATTAGAAAAACGCAGAGACCTAGAGTTAGAGATACTTTATCTTTCAGGAGATGGAGTTAATGCTATAGCAGAAGAGCGAAAGCGAGAGTTAGAAGCACTCGCACCATCGGTACGTGCCGTACAAGAACAGGTGTGGGCTCTTGAGGATTTACAAGGCTACCAAGACCAACAAATTGAGATTCTTAATCTACTAGGTAAAGAAGAACAAGCTACTGCAATGGAACGCAAAGAAGCTCTTGGACAACTTACTGAAGTTGGTAAACAGCTTCAAATGCAGATATATAATATTGAAGATTATATTGACAGAACTGAAACTTTAGCTAACGCCGAAGATCAATTAGCGGAAGCTAGAGATAATTCAACTAAGTCAATTGATGACTTAATAAACAAATTATTAGGTTCTGATAAATCTCCTGTCCAGTCAATGGAGTATTATGAAAGCACCTATTCAGAATTGCAGGACGCCATAGCTAATGCTAGAACTCCACAGGAACTCACAGATGCGGTAGATAGCTTCACAAGATTCTCAGAAAATTACTTAGACTATATGGCTGCATATGGAGGTAACTATAGAGATGCTTTTGATAGCACAATGGGAATTTTGAAAGAGGCAAAAGAAACTGCATCCATGTTTTCCGACTCTGTGGATGGTAGCAGATACTTCTATGTAGAAAATGTACTAACAGATATATTGGGGGAGTCTCCTTCCTCAGACCAAATATTAAAATGGGCTTACTCTGACCTAGAAGGTAACACCCTAGTTAGCGCAATTGTCAACAGCCTTGAAGGTGGCGACTTACGTAGGGCATCTACGCAAAGCTACTTAGAAAGCATGTTTGGTTCTGATATTTATGAGAATTATAAGAACTCCCTTGGGATTAATTTGCCTGGGTACGCCACAGGTGGTTACCATACGGGCGGCTGGAGATTGGTAGGGGAACAAGGACCGGAGCTAGAGTACACTGGTTCTAGCAGAATTTACTCTAACTCAGACTCTACTAAGATGATTGCAGATGCTATCGCCGAAGCTTTATCGGCTAACAATGGAGGTGGCTCTAATATGGAAGTTAAAGTATACTTAGGGACCAGAGAAATGAAAGACTACCATGTAGAGTGGCATAGAACTGACCATGAAACTCATAAAGCAGTAAGACAAGAGGTACGTTAATATGGCAATGGGAGACTATTTAAATATTATAGAAGCAGATTATACCGCTGAGGAACTTAATATAGTTCCTCAGCGGACTTTAAGTGACTCTGCTAATAGAATTCAAAACTTATATGAAGCTGACGACGGCACTGTTAATGTTACCACATTTTCAAAAAATATTTTCTTTGATATTTCACTTGAGTGGGAAATTTTAACATTAACCGAAACTTCTTTTATAGAAAGTTTATGGGTGTCTTATACTAAAGCTAATGGACGAGAAAAAACTTTCTATTGGGTACATCCATCCGACGGGTATACCTACACTGTTAGATTTATGACTCCTTTAACTAGAGTTCAACGGGGGAATATATGTGATTATAGAACTATAAGCTCAATAACTTTGAGAGTAGAAGGGATTAAACCATGAGTAAGAAATTTAATTATTATCCTATATTAACAACTGACCCTTCTAATGAAGATACATTATTGTTATTTGATAAAGATGAAGAAAATATAAAGCAAGTATCCTATGCTTATATTACCGGGAAGGTTTCCGGAGAATTACAATTTGCAGGTACTTGGGATGCTTCTACTAATACACCTACTATCTCATCGGGAGTAGGTTCTAATGGTAGGTACTATATTGTATCAGTTGAAGGTACTACTACTATAGACGGTAACTCTACTTGGGTAGCACGAGATATAATAATATTTACAGGTAGTGTATGGGAAAGGATACCTTTTGCTAACCCCTATGCTGAAGCTTATGAAAGCGCTACAGAATCCTACAATTGGGCACAATACCCTGAAGACCAACTAGTGCCTGAAGGTAACGAAGTAGATGAATATTCTTCCTATCATTGGGCCTCTAAAGCAGAAGACTCAGCCAGCGCGGCATCGACTAGCGAATCCAACGCTGCAACATCTGCTAGTAACGCAGCAACAAGTGAATCCAATGCAGCCTCTAGTGCCTCTAGCGCCGCTACCAGTGCATCTAATGCTGCAACTTCCGCTAATAACGCATCAATTAGTGAGTCTAATGCTGCTGCTTCTGCTACTTCCGCAAGCCAATCAGAACAGGCAGCAGCTTCTTCTGCTAACTACGCAGGTATCTGGAGTAACCTAACAGGCTCTCTCTCAATCCCAGCATCCGTCTACCATAACGGTATAATGTGGACTTTATTAAATAACCTAACCGACATAACAACTAGCGAACCCACAACATCATCTAGTGATTGGTTGGCTATGTACGGGATGCTCGAATACCCTAGCATTCGCCCATCTCTCTTACTCGACTTCTACAGCAAAGAGATAGACCCACGTATCACCTTTAGTCGTGCATCTAATAAGTCTTACTACGACCACAAATGTAGGCTCTGCTACGCAGATGTAGACGAACCTACTATCGACCACGACCCTGTGACAGGCGAGTGTAAAGGACTTAGTATCTGGGAGAGCAGGACTAATTTACTTACTTATAGTGAGGACTTTGGGAATGCGGCTTGGACTAAAAAAGAAGCAGCTGTAGTACCAAACACAGCAGTTGCTCCAGATGGGACGTTGACAGCAGATAAGCTGGTTGCTAATACTGACAATGCAGAACATTATATGGAGCAGATACTGACACAAACTGAGGGAACATTTACCAAGTCGTTATACGTTAAGAAGGGTAACTCTGGTGATTATGTGGAAATCCGACCTGTACATATTGGGGAGATTAGTGCAACATCTGCTATCACATTTGATTTAAATGTTGGGCCACTAGCAACAACTAATGTACTTATAACAAACGCAGGGATGGACATACTCCTTGATGGTTGGCGTAGATGTTGGGTTACTTATACAACTACAGCAGCATGTACAGAGCATAAAGCAAGAGTTAACTTAATAAGCTCTGCAGGTGACAATCGAGTTTACACAGGTGATGGAACATCAGGCATCTACATCTGGGGAGCCCAACTAGAAGAAGGCTCCTCCCCTTCACCCTATATACCTTCGGACATATCCTTCACCTCTCGTGCTTCTACAGCACTATATTATGATAGCAACGGGTATATACAAATAGCTGGTATAGACGAGCCGAGGTATAACTACAACCCCGCTGACTTAACCGCTCCTCCTAAATTGTTGCTTGAGGATAGTTCGACTAATTTGCTTACTTATTCTGAGCAGTTCGATCATGCGGATTGGACTAAAGCAAGCGCAACTATCACCCCCAACGCTGTTACTGCACCTGACGGTACAACTACAGCCGATAAACTGATAGCATCGACAGTAGATGCTACACATAAGACTCTCCAAACGGTTTCATCTGTAACTCTTGGTGTACAATACTCTCTATCTATTTTTGCTAAAAAAGGAGAATACGACTACTTAAGAATTTCTGGAGCCGGTGCTGGATTTATTTACCCAGATTATGCTTATTTCGATTTAACAAACGGTACAATAGGCATAACAAACAGTGTTGATGATGTACTGATAGAAAGTGTCTCTGATGGATGGTATCGCTGTGCTGTTGTATTAACTGCCGATGCTACAGATACAGGTGAATTTATCGCGTATGTTTTTAATTCAAATTCATTGTCTGGCTATGCCGGAGACGGCACTTCAGGTTTATACATCTGGGGAGCCCAACTCGAAGAAGGCGACCGCCCAACTTCCTACATCCCAACAACCTCAGCACCAGTAACCCGTGCAGCAGACATCAGCACATCAACGGCTACGACTCGTGCAGCGGATGTGGCTTATATTGATGGCACTGACTTCAGTGATTTTTATAATCAGCAAGAGGGGACGGTTGTTGTTGAGGCATCAAGTTTTGATTCTGATAATTATCAAAATCTTGTAGTTCTGAGTGACCATAATGTTCAAACTAGCGCAATCTTGTTACAACTTCGTGGAGGGTATAAAAGATACCTAAGCTCTGAATATAATAATGCTGGCGATGTGTATATAACATCAACTAGTGGAACAGCAGGACAGGTGAGGAATATTGCCTTTAAGGTTACAAATGATTTATTTAGTGTTGTTGGGAATGTTGAAGGTTTGCAGACCGATATCCCTACTGGAATACCTCAAGGATTAACAGCTTTAGAAATTGGTAGTAAGGTGGGAAGTAACCAACTCAACGGCCACATCCGACACCTATCCTACTATCCCAAAGCCCTAACCGATAACAACCTTATCGCCCTAACCACGGAGGAATAAATGATTGACGCAATTATATACATACAGGACTTCCCAACTTTCACAGATTACTTAGCTACAAACTACCCTGACCTATTAAAAAAGAACGAGGACGGCACTATTGCCCAACCTCCAGTAGTTACCGGAATAGCCCGCACACCAGCGGCAATAAACGGTAACTCCATGTTGGCTTATCTTAGATTAACTGACGAAGAAGCAACTCAATGGCGTAGCATGGAAGGTGTAGAGGTATTAGCGGAAGCACCGTTCACAGGCAAGGGTACAGCAGATACTCTTTACTCCACTATCTTCAACGACACCTCCCTTAACGACAAGTACGAATCCGTCTACTCAACCGCTCCCTACATGATAGATGACGGAGAAGGCAACCAAATACAAGTAACTCCCCCGCAACGCTTCGGCGTAATAGGAGGTGCGTAAATGAGCAGTGTAGTTAAGGTAGGCCGCAAGCCTGAGCATGTGCCAACCAATGGTATGCTGGGTACGATGGCTACGGAGGATAAGAAGAATTACTACAATAAAAAATACATAGATTCGATGGAAGATATGCGTAGAAACCCCATAATTTACGATGATTTCGGTGACGCTAACTGCATGGTGCGTATCCCGAAGTTCCGTCTTGAGGATATTGATGCTTCGCTTGGCACGGGCGTTCACCCCGCGTTCGTAGTAAACGGGGTAGAAAAAGACGCTATCTATTACGGGCAATATCTTGCAAGTGTGAAGGGGAGTAACTACGTATCTGTGCCGGATGCCGATCCGGCCAATCTTATAGACTTCAATGGAGCTCTGGCTGCGTGTGCTGCAAAAGGTAACGGCTGGCACCTATCCACGAATGCTGAATGGTCTGCGCTGGCATTATGGGCGTGGAAGAATGGCACCATGCCGCATGGCAACAACAACTACGGGCGCGATGCCGACTACAAATACGAGACAGGAAGGCTTACTGACCCCGCTGCCATTCTCGGCGATAGTGGCACAGCACGTACCGCCACCGGCACCGGCCCTGCAACCTGGGCGCACGACCACACCATGCACGGCGTGCACGACATGCACGGTAATGTGTGGGAGTGGCAAGGGGGTATGCGGATAAACGACGGCGAGATTCAGATTCTTGCCGACAACAATGCTGCCGACCACACGAAAGACCAGAGCGCGACTAGCAGCGAATGGAAAGCGATTTTGCAGGATGGGTCTCTGGTTACACCAGGTACAGCCGACACCCTGAAATATGACGCTACCGACGCAAATGGCGCAGGATCGCCGATCTTAAATACCACCCTGACTTCACAATCCACGGGAACTGAATACTCAATTACGTACTTTGAGAGTTTGTCCGCCGAAACAGGCGTTTCAGTGCCTGCACTCCTAATCGCGCTGGGCATCTATCCCGTAGGTGCCGGGCTGGGAGGCGACAGGATACTTGTGCGCAACGTGGGAGAGCGTCTCCCGATCCGCGGCGGCTACTGGAACCACAGCACGTATGCCGGGGTGTTCTTTCTCAACTTGCTTTACGATCGGTCGCTTCGGTACAGCAATGTCGGGTTTCGCCCCGCTTTTGTAATCTGATTTCCTGGCAATCTGTTGAGCGCCTGGTAAGCAATAAATAGGAGTAAAATATATGACAAAAACATACATAGCAACAAACAAGCCAGACAAAGTTATACTGGTCGAAGATGGAGAGATTAGCCACGCGATAAACCCAAACTGCAACGAGTGGGCGGACTACGAAGAGTTTATTGCTAATGGTGGCACGTTGATTGAACAGCAGCCTTCTGAAGCGCATGTTTTCATAAACGGTTCATGGCAGTTAGACGAGCAGCTACAGGCACAACAGCAACGTGAATATCGTAATAAGTGTGTAGATGCAGTATCGGCATACATACAAGCAGAGGTAGACAATTATAACGAGACCAACGAAGTGGCTTTCGACAACGTACACAACTGCAAGAGCTATGCAGACGATGAGACTTATGAGCATTACGCTTTCTGCTCTTCTGTGTGGGAATGGAATAAAGATGTGTGGACAACTGCAAGAGGTATTCTGGCTGACGTGAAAGCAGGAACACGGGAAATACATACAGTGGATGAGTTGATTGCGGAGTTGCCTGTGTTTAACGGCTGATACGTGGGAACGTGTGGCGATTACGAGTTGGTAATTTATTAACTACTTGTACTACGTATTGCTAACAGCGTATTAGAAAAATAGAAGGTTAATTTAAAGGAGATAATAAATGTTAGTTGAATGGTTGTTTGAGGTAGAAACTCAAGATACATTATATAATTGGAGTACCGCAGACACAGAGTTTCAAGGTACATACTATGAAGGTATTATAGACCCCTCCTCTTTTAGTGGAATAAATGAGGCTGCCTCAGACTCCAACGCTATTATACATCCAGCCGATATTAATTTTACAGTTTTATTTACTGATGCTATAGTAAAGGGTGAGGATTCTTACAACTTATCTCTTGAAGAGGATCTATTAGATGAACATAACGGTCTTATAGAGAGTAAGTTCTCTTTTGTGCCTGTCACTATAAAACTGTTGATTGATAGGTCTTTACATACTACATGGAAGTTTAAAGTTAAAAAGGTAGAGCAGTATTATAAAACTGGAACTTTTTACTTGGAAAATATACTTACTACCTATCTTGAAGGAGATCACCCAAATACCTTACACCCAAGAGAAGTGTGGAAAGTAGAGACTGAGAGGTCAGATGATTATGTTATACCTCAAATTTTTGGTAAAGCATTTATACCTCTTAGATCAGTGTTTAGTGATGGAAAAAGATACTATGCTCTAGGAGATAGTTCATTTACCTATACGATTGATAAAGTGGCTTCTCCTAAGGAATGGCCTAATCAGTCAACCTGGGACAGCACTTATAACTTCCCTCAATCTATATCTGACGGGTATAAAGTATTTCAGGCTATTATTGCAGATAGTGATGGGGATAATGAAGTAGATGCTAATGGTCTCTGGAAAGACGGTGACTTCTTTTTAGATATGCCTACTAGAGTAACTTCTACAGAACTTCCTTTTACTTCACCTGGAGCTTCTCCTGTGGATGTAATCACTAAATTCTTAAAAGATTGTGGGGTACCTGAAAGCTTAATTGATACAGCAGGAACTTTTGCTACAAGTAAGACTACTTTTGAAAGTCAAGGAATTTACTGGAACGGTGGTTTTTATAATCAAATAGACAGAAGAGCTAGATTATCTTCATTATTAACACAATGCAATGCTACACTTAGGATTACAGATAAGGTTGAGTTATACCCATACTCTACTGATGTAGTAAAATCCTTAACAAGGACAGATATAGTTAAAAACTCTTTTAGCTCTAGACCTTCATGGATAAAAGCATCTGATGGAGGGTACATTAAGTTTAGCTTAAATGAAGATATACCTCAAGATAGACCTTCAGAAGCTTTAGTATGGAGTAAAAGTACACAGAGTAGTGCATCAGATGTTAGTAATCCATCCTCAAATGTACTAGATTTGACTTATTTAAGAGACTCAGTAGTAGCTCAAAAACTAGGAATAATTTATTATAATAAAGAGTTTGATATAGAAGGTAGTGTGTCATTTCAACTAGTTCCAAGAAACGATCTCCTAAATGTAAAAGTAGGGGATTTTTTAGAGTTAAATGATGAATTGTATGGTAACACTAAAAAAGTTCTGATTAGCTCTGTCACATATAATAAAGATTTATCTATAAATATAGAAGCTAGTAAATTTATTAATGATCCTTTAGATTTTGACTCTACAAACCCGAGTATTATAGCTCCTGATGTCGATACTGAAGAAGATTATTGGGAAATACCTACAGAAGATAGTTTAACTCCTAATAAAAGTATATTACTAGAGAGTTCTGACTTAATAGTACCTTATATAAATGAAAGTAGCCCTTCAATTCCTAGTATCAGGTTCACCGCTACTGTAACAGACATGCCGGCCCATGAAGGGGTTAGTATAGAAATAACAGATGCATTAGGGAACATAAATAGTTACGACATGACTAATGTATCCTCAGGAGTATTTGAGGTTACAGAAACATTAGGTAATTACGATACTTTTCCTATTACTGCTGTATCAACTGCGTATAAATTAGACGGTACTACAGAAGTATCTATATTAGAGTCTTCTCCAGTTGTTGTTAAGGCAGTAAGAAATGGACCTACAGGGTATACTATAGTTCTCTCCAAATCTACACAGCAAATATTTTGTGATTGGAAAGGAACACCTGTAGCTAATGAATTAGGAATAAACGGTAAAGCGTTTACAGATGTTTCTGTTATAAAAGAAGGGGCAGAGTTATTAGCCGTACCTTACCCTCCGGGTTTCGATGAGTTTAGTATCGAAGTATTGACTGGTGTAGGTTGTACTGGGGCTTTAAAAGATGATAATACTGCGTATATTGAATCAGTTAGTGCAGATAGTGGGTATTTGCCTATTAAAGTATACTTAGAAGGTACTACTAATGCAGCTACTTATTACTTTTACTTTGCAAAGAATTATATAGGGAGAAGAGGGGGAGTTAGCTATTCTATAGAAGCTTCTGATAGTGTTGCTTCAGATTGGGCCAGTGATAGTATAACAGATACTACATCAAATAGCGTAGCTCAATTAGTTATAGATTCTAGTGAAAATCCTGATAATAATATAGTGCCTGGGGATAGAGTAACTGTACAGAGCAGTACTAATCCTGATATTATAGCGCAAAGAATTTATCAAGGTGACACAAAGGTATCCACTGACTCTTTTTATAGTACTGACTGGTCATCTATAGTAGTAGAAACTATTGATGGATCTTTATTAGTAAAAGGTACTGTAGCTGCTGACTCTTTAGTAGCTGATGATACTTTAACTAATAATCTTACTGTGGGAAGCTATCTTACAGTTGGAGACAGTTCTCATACAAGTTCATTAATTCGTTCCTATACATATAATGCCGGTACAAAGGGGTGGAGTATTAATGCCGATGGTACGGCAGAACTTAATAATGCAATAGTTCGTGGAAATATATATGTAGGCAATGCTTCTGAGGTACGAAGTGATATAAATGTAGCTAATGGAGCTGATGTTACTAGCGAAAACACCGCCAATGATGTTTATAATATAGATGGGACACCTGCTGCTACAGTATTACAAGATATAACAAATGCTCAAACAGCCGCTAATAATGCTCAAGCAACTGCTGATGGTAAAGTTACTACATTTTATCAGGCTAATACCCCTACTGCTGAGGGTGTTGGTGATTTGTGGATAGATACAGATAACGGAAATAAGTTATTCAGATGGTCAGGGTCTAGTTGGTTAGAAGTTCAAGATGATGATATACAAAGTGCATTAAGTGCTGCTTCAACTGCTCAGTCTACTGCTGATGGTAAAATAGTTAGTTTTTATCAAGATACTGCTCCTACTCCAGAAGGTAAAGGTGATCTATGGTATGATACTAATGACGAGAACAAGCCTTATTGGTGGTCAGGTAGTTCGTGGATTAGTGTAGAAAACCCAACTCAATGGGCTGCAATAGGAGATGAGACTGGAACTAAACCTCACGATAATGCTGATGTTACACAAACACAATTGAATTTAGGGGCAAGTATAGATAACGCACAAGCGAATGGAAATACCCTAATATCTGGCGGGTTTATTAACGCATCATTGATCACGGCAGATAATATAAATACGGGGGTACTACGAGGTATTCAAGTAAGTGCTTCTACTCATTTAAATAAAGGTGGATATATAACTACTCCTGTAGAGGCTGGGGATACTATCATGTACCTAAATAGTGTAGAAGATTTCCCAACTAGTGGTAATGGCTATGTTATAGACGATGATGTTCCTAAATTTTTTGAATGGACTGGTAAAAGTAGCTCCTCTAACTACTTATATGGTATATCTTCCGTTGACACATTTGGCCCTTTTAGTAAGTTAACTGCTGTCATTCCTTTAGCTCCTAATATAGTAATTGATGAAAGAACTCAGAAGATAAGAGTTTATGGGTATTCTGGAGACAGTAATTTAAACAATGATGTAGTTCCAATAGCCAGTTTAGGTTTAGAAGACACTAATAATGATGGGTCTTCTCCGAGCGAGAGGACTGCAGCTAGAATAGGTTATAGTGAGTATACTAGAGGTAGGTCTTTATGGGTAGAGTCTAGTAATGACGATGCATACCCAACTGTAGAGGTTCAAAATTATAACTCTCATGTAAGTCAAGCTATTGCTATTAGAGCAACAACTAACTCAAGCACTTATGGGGACGGATATGTGGGAGTTATGTCCACAGCTAGATACGGTTTTATAGCGTACGGCTCAGATCACAATTTTTACGCTGCAGGTTCTGGATCTGACTATTCTCCATTTACAGGGTCGCACGATGCTTTAATGCCTAAAAGTATTGATATATCTCAAGGGGATATAGTATGCGATATTAAAAACTTCTTTAAAGTGGGAGTGTCTAATACTTTAGGGTCTCTACGAGAATCTCAGGCTACCAAAATGAAGCAGGTTGTTGGAGTATTTTCAAAGGTAGTAGGAATAGAAGCTACCGATAAAATTTCTTTTGAAAGACAAGATTCTTTCTCTGATTTTATGTATTTATTTTCGTATTCAACAATGCCTATAACTTTATATAGGTATATCTATAATAATATAAACGACGAGAACTGGAGCACACTACAAGAAGAGTTTTTTAATATTTATGAAAATTATAATTATATTTCTTTCAATGCTTTAGGTGAAGGCTGTGTAAATGTAGTCGCAGAAGGTGGAAATATAGAAATAGGTGATTATATTTGCTCTAGCTCAACTCCAGGCAAAGGAATGAGACAAGATGACGATCTTCTTCACAATTATACTGTAGCCAAAGCGCGAGAAGATATAGTCTGGACACAAGAAGAGATAAACAACAATGTAGTAAAAATAATAGCATGTACCTACCATTGTGGGTAATTTAGGAGAAAATAATGCATTATCTAGTGTCAAATGATGATAAATCTCAATTACATATGACTATAGTACGTAAAGATACCTCTAACCCTGTTAATCTTTCAGGGTTAGAGGTAAAGATGAAAGTACGTGCTAGAAATACTACTTCTGTGTTAGTTACAATTATCGCAGATATAGTAACCCCACAAGACGGCGAGATTCTCTTCCCACTGAAAGATCTGCTCGCAGAACGTGCTGCAGGTTACTATGAAGGAGAAGTATACACCGAAGATTTAGAAGGAAAAGAGATAGTCTATGAGGTAGTAAACTTCCAAGTGAGGGAGAATTTCTAATGCAGACTACTACTAGAATTAAGGCTTATTCTTATACTGATAGAATTATTGCTAGAAAAGTGCTACAAAGTATAAAAATAAAGACTCAGAAGATATTATATGCAGCTTTAGTGGGAAGAATAATTGTAGAACAAGGAGCCACATCAGCAAGTAAAGTAGACTCTGGCTTAGAGAGAGATTTTAAAGCTATCTCATTATTAAAGGTGTAGGTATGAAAAATTATTTTACAAAAGAGACTGAACTAGTTTTAAAAGGTTGGGATAGAAAAATTTATATGAGTTCTGTTCCAGGTAAACCAGATCACATGCAATTAACAAAACCATTGCCTTGTGGTGAAAGTTTTATTCCTACTAAATTTGTATGGAATGGAAGCTCCAGTGGGCCCCTGAGGAATATGCCTATTATAGGATTCCCCAAGTGGAAGCATCCTATAGCTAGTTGCAGACACGATTTTAGATGCTCTATCGCTAAAAACAAAGAAGAGCGTAAGATTGCTGATAAACTTTTTCGAGAAGATATTGGTATTAGAGGCACTAAATGGGAACAGTTAAAAGGTTATTGGGGTGTTAGAATTGGAGCAATACTTGGTATAGGTTCTAATTATTGAGGGGATTTTATGAGAATTTTTATAGGATTTTTACTAATAGTGCTACTCTCCGGCTGTGCAGCATATAGCGCTAAGGATAGCGCAAGACAGCTGAAAACAGCCCAAGAATCAATAGTTTTAGCAGCTAGGACAGCTGATAGTTTATGTTCTGAGGGCGTACTTAATCAGAAACAGTGTGATAAAGCCGCTTCCTTATATAAGAAATCTCAAAAGTTATATACTAATGCTTTAGAATTTGAACTTTTATACCTTAGTAACCAGAAAGAGTTTGAAGATGAGCGAGAACGTGCACGAAAAAACCTATTTGATACTTTGACTAAGATAGGAGAAATTGCGTATGGATATTAAATTAATTAAACAATTACTACCCGTTTTAGTAGAAGTAATTAAAGGAATTAAAGATATTAGTGATAATGATGTATCTAATATGACTATCGCAGAAATTGAAGACATGTTAAGAGAGGCTGAGTGGCCTGAGTTTGATTTTGATTCTACTAAAGAATAACAAAAAAGCCTCTACTACATATTCGTAGTAGAGGCTTTTTGTTTATCTTTTTCTAATTGTGAACTGTGTTAAAGTTTCTGCATTGTCAATATACCGAGTTACTTTTAAAGTAGGTAAGCATTCTGGGAGTAATATTATCTCGACTTTGCATATATTATCTATATTAGATATTCCCAAGGCTTCTAGTATTTCTTCATTTGTAGCAAATTTACGATCCCCACTCACATGCGCCTCCTGCGCAGGCTTGTGCGCCCATAGTGTTAATATCAGTGTAAGTCTTTTCCTCTAACTCTTCTACAAAATTAATAAATCTAGCGTTTTTCTGTATCTTCCACCATCTATGAAATAGATATACATCTTTGAGGCATTCAGCACATTCTTCTTTAGTAGAGAAGTTTTTGGCAAATTTTTCAAATCTACGTACAAAATCTCGCTTAGGAATATTACTGTGCGTTTCTTTACTAATATCTTTACCTCTACCGAGAGCAGTATCACATGCCAACCATAAATCATCATTAAAAGCATGAAGACCTGCCTCAATAAGTGCGGAAGTTAGGAGCACTTCTGCTCCATATTTGTCCGTCAATTGTTGTAGATTTAGTACTTCTGTAAAGGGAGCCTGAGGTAGGGCTTTATCTCCGAATTCCGATAGAAATGATACTCCGCATAGATAATCTCTGTTATCGTATACATAGTCAATTACTTCATCCCAATCGTCCACAGTAATTGTATTAGAAACGTTATGTCTTAAATAAGGCTTACGGCATAAGTCTATGTCAGTACCATATTCTATCCAATACTGTTGAGCTCTCTTCACATATTCTAGTTGTTTAACTCCTAGTAGTTCTGATTTATACTTACTGCCTTTTGGGCTAATCACTGGAAAAGAAACACATATATCAGTACCATTTTGTGACCATACTGAATCTGACACCATATCAGGGTTCAGTTTTTCAAAAATCTTAGCAATTTCTGTCTCTTTATTAAACTGAACGTTACGAATATATGCAGGAGCATGCTCTCCGTGAATACCACTTGTAGTTTCTAGCAAAACGCTAGAATTACCAGAAGGTTTTACTGTCGTACATCTAGCTGCTGGGTTAATTCTTAAAATTTCTGCTAATACTTTATTGGTTGCCTTTACAATCTCTGCTCCTCCAACCATATTATTCTTGTCAAATAATATATCTGGGTTATTCATCCAACCAGTTATTCCTACCCCAATAAGAGCTTCCTCTTCAATCAGCTTATGAGATTCCTCGTTTAGAAACTTAAAATTAGTATAACCAGCTTGTAGAGTACCTAGAATTGCAGCTGCTTGACATTGTTCGAAAAATTCCTCTTTTGTATTTGAAAGCCCTCCATTAATCTCTGTAAGGTTACACATCTGAACCCCTGTATTTCCGCTTTCAAGGCGGGGGTAAAGACCGATTTCACAACAAGGGTTAAATAGAGTGTCTATATCATCAGAGAATACAAACCCAGGTTCTCCACATTCTTTTATAGAATCAACAATAGCTTTTAATTCCGTATATGAAGTTTCATCTCTTAAAAGTACAACTGAATTATTACTCCTAGCACGTTGTGGATTATCGTTAAACCAATTCCCTGTCTTAGCTCTCATCATTTCTTTATCATCGAGAGAGAAGAGACAAATAGTAGCAGCTCGGCGGACACCGCCGCTTATCACGGCATCTGCCGCGTGCATCGTGATATCATAAATATCTATTGGTTTAAGAGTTGTGCGCCCAGATTTTAGAATATCTTTTAGCATTTGCTCTATTCTATCTAGCGCTTTACGTAAAGGTTCTGGCCCAGGTGCTTTGAAGCCTCCTGAGATATATGCCCCTTTGGGGCGTATTTGCTCAAGATCGAAATAAACTTTATGCCCTTCATACTCTTGGTGTACCCCACTAGTGAAGAAGCTAGACATTAGAACGTCCAATGCTCTAGCCCACCCTTCAATACTATCAGGGACTACAAAAGTTTTAGGGTCTTTATCTCTGCGCCTAATCTCAGGCATACTAGCAACATGAGGCCTTTGTACAGAGAAGCCTACTCCACAACCACAAAGCATTAAATGAAAACATTCTCCAAAAAACTCAGGTCGGTCTGCATAGGTTGCAGCGCAGTTATAAAGCCTAGCATGGTTTTTTAGAAGTTGATCGCCTCCAAATTGAAGTGCTCGTTGTGCTCCCAGAACTTTTTTATCTTTATACATGCGTTCAGCAAAGTCAATATAATCTTTTAGCTCAGGAGTCATGAGGTTAGAGTAATAATCTCTGTGCATATTCATTACACGAGTTACAGCTTCCTCCCAAGTTTCGTACCTACCAAGATTATCATCAAATCGAGCGTAGCCCTCAAAGAACTTAGCTTCAGCCATTAGTGTTCTAAAATTCTTATCCATTTGTATCCTTTCAAAATCCCGTAGGTTTAGTACTATGTAAAAATCCCGTAGGTTTAGTACTATGTAAAAATCTCGTAGGTTTAGTACTATGTAAAAATCCCGTAGGTTTAGTACTAGTAACCACTAGAATTGAATCCTCCCTCAGAGCGTTCAGATTCTTCAATAGAAGCCACTCTCTTTACTTCTTCTGTATAGATTGGAACTACTACCATCTGAGCTATTTTGTTTCCTTTTTTGATATGATAAGGTACTTTTCCATTATTTATAAAGCATACTTTTACTTCACCAGTGTACCCGCTATCAACTACTCCGGCACCAATATCTATACTATGCTTTACAGAAAGCCCACTACGTGGTTTAATAATCCCTACATATCCTTCTGGAATAGCCACACGTAATCCTGTGGAAATTAATGCACGGCTACCGGCGCTGACTTTTTTATCCTCGGAAGAAAGAATATCATATCCCGCATCCACGGAATGAGCTTTCTGAAATTGATTAGGGTCGTCTGTTACTATTCTGAGCATTCGTCGTCTCCTGCTATTAGTTCTGATATTCTGCGTTTTATTATCTCTGAATATGATAATGCCCAAGGTGAACTTTTTTGAGCGAGTTTATCATGTTCCTCTGTCAGTGCACGTATTTTTTGCTCTAATTCATCAAGTTTTTCTGCTTTTCTGTCTTCTAAAGTCTTGTTAATGTTATATAATGCTCTAAGAGATTCAATTGACTTTGTATTCTTGATTATAATTTCAAGCTCTTTATCTAGGTCTTTATCAGTCATTCAGTTTCTCCCTTATATCAGCTATATTATCTTCTCCAATAGCTTCATCACAATAAGTTAATAAATCCATTAACTCAACATTAGTAAGAAGTTGTTCACCAAAGTCATTGAGATTTTGCACAAATTTTTGCTTACCAGGTAACGGAAGTTGGTCATAAATATCAAATACCGAACCATACTGTTCTATTAGTTGAGTGGCTCGTTTATCCCCAACTCCGTTTACCCCAGGTACATTATCTCCCGCATCTCCTGTCAGACACTTATAAGATATATAGTCATCGTGGTGAAATTCGTATCTATCTACCCACGTATCTATAGTATAATCCTTCCTAGTCATATGGGAGAATCGCTGTACTTCATGGTTAAGCAACAAGTCCCAGTCTTTATCAGAACTTACTAAAAAGATATTACCAAATCCAAAATCATTTTTATATTTGACAAGATAGGCAGCAATATCATCCGCTTCTACCCCTTGGTAAGCTAAAACTGTGTAACCTTCATCTTCAGCTATTTCTAGCATGTCATTATAACCTTGGATGAACATTTCGAATTCTTGCTTTTCTTGCTCAGTCTGCTTTTCCTGTAAATCTTTACGATTACCTTTGTAGTCAGGGAAAATTTCCTTGCGATAACTGGAGGAGCCTTTATCCGCTGTGATAAGAATTCTCCCGCATTTGTAAGACCTAGCCAATGACCTACAGAAATCAAGAAAGTCATCAGCAAAGTCCCACTGTTTCAGGTGTTTCCACTTAAAAGAGACGTTGAGTGCGTCAACAATGAGAACTCTACTATTGTCAACTTCTCCTAATTCGCCGAATTTTTTAGCCATTCAATATCCTCTTTCTGCAACCATTCTTCAAACATAAAGACATAAACATCTAACCAATTTATATATAAATACTTTCTCAATTTTTTAGGTTCTATATTAGTAGCACCGTAAAATTTACTACGGTTATGCTTGAATACTAAGAGAGGAATCTGGTCTCTATAACCAGCTTGTTCCACCAGCTTCTCCCAAAATTTTATAAAAGGAGAACTTTTATTAGTTAATACCTTATGGTCAAAGATTGGGTCTTCATAGTTTTTAACCTCTACACCGTATGCATTATCTGCGTGTGGTATATATAAATCTGTCTTGAGGTAACTTAGCGCACCTGAAGCAGGCACACGCTCCCATTGGTAATCCGTATATTTACGTAATAGGTCGCGCGCTTGGTATTCACCGCGCGCTCCCTTTGCTCTACTATCAACCGCCATAGTCTATTCTACTTATTCCTTCCTCCTTGCTAATTCCTACTTTAGTTAGCATTGGATGTTCCCAGCCGTGCGATACGACAAAACTATTTAAATTCTTCTCTTTGGAAAGGACTTCAATTAGCTTCTCTCTACCAAACTCGTCCAGTGTATTAATAATTTCATCCAAGAATAAAGTATTTATTCTAGATTTAGAAATACTGTTCATTAGACTTCTTATAGCTAGTAGGGTAGCTATATTAACCCGTGCTAATTCTCCGCTGGAAAGAGCGGTGATTAGCGTATCTTTGCCTTCATCTGTAATATTGATATTTAGCTTGTCTTTTTCAACAAAGAAGTCTATAGTAAATCTACCGTCGCTTAACTCTGCTAAATAAGTATTAGCTAAATCCTCCAACTCTTTTACAAGATTTTCTATCTTATACGCTAATAAACCATTAGTAGAGAATGCTTTTTTAAGCAATTCTACGCTTTTACGATAATGTTTTACTTCTTTTAGCTCTTCTTCAGCTTCTTTTAGTTTAGTAAGATAACTTGCGCTCTGTTCTTTGTATAACTTAACCTTGGTATTATGCCGCTCAGCTTCTTGATTTTTAGCGATTATAGTGTTTAATTTACTACGCTGTTCCTTAATCTTAGAAGTGAGAGCCTGTATTTGTTCTTCAAGGTCATCTTTTACTAGCAGTTCTTCTGGTAGAGAGCTATCAATGGTTTGGTAGATTTTTTCAAACTCTTTGTCTCTTGCTTGTTGGGCTTCTACTGCTTTATTATGTTCTTGTGCACCCTTTAGTTCAGTTTTAAGCTTTTCAAGCTTTTCTTTTAGCTTGTTAAATTCTTCTCGTTTACTAGAAATGTAGTTTTCTTTAAACTCTTCAGAAACTTTCTGCTTACAGGTAGGGCATTCTTGGTTTACAGACTTAACTTTATCTACTTGAGCTTTAATTGTCCTTTGCTCAGATTTTAAACCGCCTATTTCAGAGTTAATACTAGACGTATCTATTTTAGTAGTTTCAGTAGTAATCTTAGGTTTATTACTAAGCTCATCTAGACGCTTCTTGTTACTGTTATTAGAGGTAATTTCACGATTAGTCTGTTCTATGTTGTCTTTTGATACTTTTAATTCAGCTAATTCTTTCTCTAAGTGTTCAGTACTTATATTAATTTCTTGAATTTCCCACTCACTATCGTCTTTTAGTTTATTATCTTCAAGCCAGCCTTTAATAGTTTCACACTTAGACTCAAGCGCAGAAACTGAAATATTTGCCGCCTTCGCCACAGTTTTAAAAGTTTCATAATACTCAACATATTTTTCCAGCCCTAAGAGTTCTATTAAAAATTTCTTTCTAGTTGTATCGGTAGCAGTGAGGAATTGAAGCCCTGAGTTATTGCCTTGGTAGACTAGTTGGGTGAATGTTTTATAGTCAATTTTTAATATTTCTTGAATCTGCTTAAAAGTGCTAGTAGCAGTATGACTAGAGATATCCTTTCCATTCTTGAACAGCTTCAGTTTGATACTTTTAGTGCGTTTTAAATCAACTAAATAGTCTTCACCGTCTACTTCAAAAGATAATGAAATATTATATGTACCATCTCCTGTCCTGTTGGGAATATCCGCCTTTTTGATGCCTTTGAAGTTTTTGTTGAAGAGCACTTCTTCAAGAATGAGAGGTATAGAGGACTTTCCGCTGCCGTTCTCTGCTACTAGCTGAGTGAGGGAATCACCGTCAAGCCTAAGAGAATTACCAACTCCATAACTGAAGCAGTTATCCCATTTTAACTCTTTAAATATTATCACGAAAAACTCCTATAGCTTCTTTGGTTTCAGCTTCGCTCAGCTCTAGAATATACAGGAAGAACTCAGACAGCTCGTCTTCTATAGTCATATTATTAGTAAGAATTAGAGATGCCTCTGAACTACGTTTGACTATTTTCTTATCCAGTAACTCGGTATTTTTAACATCTGATAGTTCTGCTAGATTTCCTTCATACTCATAAATAGTATGATGGTAATCTGTCAGTATCATCTCTTTTTCTGATGTAACTGTCTTACGTATTAATTGTGGAACTTCAAATTTATGCCACTCCCAGCTAGCATCCTCAATTAGTACATATCCTGTACTTACTAGAGAGCGGTGGAAACTTGTAGTAATAGGAGAACCTGGATATACTATATTCCTTTGAGTATTAGAATGAGAGTGTAGGTCTCCTGCATAAACTACTGGAAAATCTGATAATAGGTCTAAGTCTATTTCTGGTTTGACATGAGGAGGAATTTCTCCTCTAACATGTGTAAAAAGAGGCTTACTCTTATCCAAAGACGCAAAAACTCCCTTCTGCTTTAATTTACAGTAAGGGAGCAGAGTGCCCCAGTCAAATTCCTCAATACTAGTGACAATTCTAACTTTAGGATTTAATAGTTGCACAATATCAGTAAGCTTCTCTAAGAAAGTGTGCCCTTTCTTAGTAGCCTCATGATTACCATCAATAATATATGTATCTACAGTGCATCCTAGTACGAATTGATAAAATACTTTTAACTCATCCAATGATGGTAGCCGGTCAAATATATCACCGGCTACCACATGGACGTCACAATCAATAGAGTGAATTTGCTGAAATAAACTTTCAAACCTATTAACAGCCCAATCAAAAGGCACGTTTTTCTGCCCTAACTTTATATGATAATCTGCTGTTAATAGTATTTTCATATTATTCTACATCAAACTCGTCAGCTATTTCAGAATCAACTTCCTCTTCCTTCTCCTCTTCACCATCAACCATACTCATAAGTTTATCAAGTCGTTTTTTCTGGTCTTCGGCTGATTCACGAGGAAGCAGTTCATCAATAGGTTTTGATTCTTCAATAAGCTTACGCTCTTCATCAGTTACTGGGCTAGGCTTACACTTGAGAGGCTGGAATTGGTATTCCACATTATAAGCCATACTTCCAGTTTTTACCTTTTTAAAACAGATATCATAACCTGTCTCAAGGTCAGTAGGGTCTCCCAAATCCTCGGCAGCTGTGAGAATCTGCTCGAACAGCTTCTTTTTGAGAGACATAATTTTTACTTCTCCACCCTGAATACATTTAACGGCATAAGACCAGCTGCAGCGAAGGTCTGGATACATCTCCTGTACGTAATCTCGCTCGGCTTTATCAAATGTTTCAGTATCTCGATTAAATGCTAGGCACTCAAAAGGTACGTTTTTACCGTTTGTACCAGATACCCAGTAAATATAGCGAGGGAGCACTTCTCCGAAGATTCGTACTTTATTATCGCCCATCTTGTACTCGTAATACTTTGCTCCACCTTTTTTCGCTGAACCATTAGTCTTGTTAAATGCAATAGCCATAATACTTTACTCCTTTTTGTTTGGAACGGCATCTTCGTATAGAAAATGTACTCTACCATCTTCTAATCGTAGAAGTCTATTCCGTTGAATAATGTCTTCCTTCCCGCTACAGGCGAGGAAGTCTAATGTTGGGTCACCAAAAACTTTATACTCCGCGTAGTTTCTCATACTAGCTAAGCCGACGTATTCGGCGATGTCTCTTTTAGTAGTTATAAGCTGACCTTGTTCTAGTAAGTCACGCGGATTAATAAGAAAACTATCTCCATGCCAATCATGTTGGGATACCCAATAGTGTTTTGATAGTTTATTCCAAGGTAATTTTCTGTAGGTTAAGTACTCAATTACGTCAAAGATTTTAAAAGACGACCCCTTAGTTAGCGCATAAATTCTCCTCCAGTTATAAAAGACCATAATTTTTATACTTCCTAACCATTATTTATACTACTATTATACTAAAGATTGAGGTAAATGTCAAGAACAATTTTAGATGGTGCTAACTTTCCATCCTTTACGAAGATAGAAACCTAATCTATTTTCCGCCTGTCTTTTAGCTATACCCCCAAGTAAATTTATATCTACTACTACGGGGGTTGGTTTTCCTTCACAGATTCGTTGTATTCTGCCTATTAGCTGTTCAAGTAAAGGTTCATTATTTATAGGGGTAGCCATAATTAAACAAGACAGTTCGTTTAAGGATATCCCCTCCGAGAATATACTTTGTGTACCACAAAGAACATTGTACTCACCTGAGCTTACTTGTTTTAATAATCTCTCACGCTCTTCAAAGTCCTTTATAGCACCCGTAACACTAATAGCATTAGAACCAACTAACTCGGCACAGGAGATAAGAAATTCAACTCGATCTGATACTACCAGAACTTTATGCCCTTTACTAGCATAGTAGGAAGCTAATAAAGCTACACTATGTTGATAATCTTGGTCATACGCTAGCTTATTCATCTTAGTAGCCCAAGGTATTTCTCCATCAATAAGACGTATCTCAGACTTATGAAGATGAATCTCAGGCTCCATAGAGTTCTCTACAGGGGGTTGGAAAATCTTACTACTAAAATAATCTGTGAATACTACATGCTTACCATCTTTACGTTTAACTGTACCAGACAGCCCAATTTTATAAGTAGCCCAGGACCTATCTACTACTTTAGAAAATGTAGCGGCTGAGCAGTGATGGCAATTACTTACTAATTTCCCATTAGCAAAATAATTATGATTATCTTGCACTTCAATATTAAACCTATAACCTCTGGTGGGGGTAGAATCTTCTATCTTTGTTATTTCCAAAGCTGAAGTATTTTTAAAACATTGAACAGGTTTTATTCCTGTGAACTCAATATTATTTAAGTCTAAAAAATCTCCAAACTTGTATCGCATAGAAGCGGGAATTAAATGAGCGATTTGTTGCAAGAATTTATAGCTACTTTTAGTTCCTAGTGTAATATATTGGAACCCTTTTTTACACTTAAAACTGCCAGTCTCTATATTAAATAGTCTAGTTAGTGATTCTTTTAACAGTTTAATAGAATCCTCATCAAGTTTACAAAAACTAAATATTATAGATTTCTTATTAATACTCCCGTCATCCATATACATTAGAGACCAGGATTCTTTGGAAAGCTGTGAACATAGCTCTTTTGTAATTATATTCTTGCTCGAATTATTACTATAGAGCTGGCTTCTCCAATTATCTAAGTCATAAAAAGATAATGTAGACCTACAGTATATATTATTTTCTGGTTTATAGCCAGACTTGGATGTTACTTTATCCGCCTTAAATGCATCTTTTAGTATAGATGCTTTGTATTCTAAGTACTCTAGCTGAGCCTCTCCATTAGTTATAGATACTCTACAAGATTTACCGTTTTGTCGTAAATGGCCATCCCCCATTATCATACCCAATAGAATAGGTTTACTCTCTTCAGTTAAGATATGAGATGTTTTATGGGTTAAATAGGAAGTAACTAAATCCCCTACTTTTAAATTCTCTGCTGGTACTTTCCCTATATTATATTTATAAATATTATGGTTTTTTGTGCATTTTAAGGAACTCCCATTATTAAAAGTAAACTTTAACATATGAGTTTCTTTATTCTTAAAATGACGCAGTATAGGTTTCCACTCAAGTTCCCCAGTTTTCTCATTTAAAGATAATACATCTGTATAAATTTTTTGATTTACTATTGAACCTATAGTTTTAGGGCCTTCTTTAGTGTGAATCTTTGTTCCGTAGTCTAAACACTCGTCGAGAATTAAAGTTCCAAACTCTTTTTTAATTCGGTCAATGTTATTATAAAGAGTCTGTATATTTCCAATTACAATTGGCCCATCTAATTCAAATCTGCTGGAACCAATGACACATGGGGAAATTCCATATACTTTTTTGATTTCTCGCTCCCACTGGTTTCTAAGAGCAACAGTGTGGGTTACTACTAGAGTTTTTTGTCTTAACTTTCCAGCGATTGCTAACGCAGTGAAAGTTTTGCCGAAAGACACAGTAGCATTTATCATAGCACTAGAGTTAATCTGGTCGTATATCTCTTGCTGGGAGTCTCGTAGAGTATATTTAAACTCTGGAAACTCGACAGGGCTACTAATTCGTTTATCTACTATTTCATAACCTTTCGGTATTAGATCCTCTCTACCTGAAGGTATTGAAATAACTCCCTTCATTACACTTTGCACATTACGAATTGTAAGAGGTGGCTCGTATCGCCTAGTGGGAGGAATCTTATACGTTAGTTCTTTTCTCAGATTAACTCTAGTTTCATCGTCAACTTCTAAAAAGATTCTATTACATAAGATTGCTTTTTTCATAGTAGTTTACTCGATATTTCCGCTAGCTCGCTTCGCTCGCATTTCTGCAAAGATATGTGGGCTGCTATACTTTCGTCTTTAAACTTTTCAACACAATGTACAAGCCCATTAGAGTCAGCTGATAGGTATGGATTATCAATCTGGCTGTAGTCTCCTGTAAGTACAATTTTTGTGCCCTGCCCTACACGAGTAAGAATAGTTTTCATTTCAGTTACAGTTACCTGCTGAGCCTCATCAACTATAATATACTGGTCTGGCATGCTGCGTCCTCGAATAAATGTAAGAGGGCACATTTCTAATATTCCTTGTGCCTGTAGTTCTTCAAATGCTGAGAGTCGAGCACCTGATTTACTCTTAGGCTGTTTAGCCATTGGCATTAGAAAGTCTAAGTTATCGACAATAGGCATAAACCAGGGTGATACCTTCTCTGCGATGTCTCCAGGAAGAAACCCTATATCTTTCTGGAATGGCATTATCGGTCTCGCAACAGTTACTTTACTGTATTCATCACGTACCATTACAGACTCTAAAGCAGATGCTACAGCAACCAGTGTTTTCCCTGAGTTTCCTGAAACAAAAATCTGATTATTTTGACGAACTGCAAAAAACCCAGTTGGAACTGTAAAACAATACATTAAACCATCTTCAGATTGAGAAAGTGTTATTTCTGTAGTACTTTTAGCCCTAGGATTTTTGGCAATCCCAAATCCTTGACTATTATTTTGGGCAACGCTATAACAAGTATTTCTACCTTCGCGGATATCACTATATATGGTCGGGTTTTTTCCTAAGACAGTAAATACATACTGAATAAAGTCTCTAGACTTTTGGGAAGTAGTATGAAAAGCAATTAAACTCTTCCTTCCCTCCCTTTCAGATATACTACCATCCCATTTTAATATTTCATCCGCTATTATTTGAAGCTGGTGTGTAGAAGCACTGTACCAATATTCTTCGAATTCTTTTTCATATACATCTGTAACGAACCAAAATCTAGTAAACCCCGCAACTACTCCCTCCGAATAAGAAAGTCCAGCTTTCTCTAATAGAGCCCTAAATCTTTCTATTTTTCTTTCTTTCTTAAAAGACATTTGCACCCGATTATTCGACGGATTAATATATCCATCCGCTATAATTGCAATTCTGAGTCTTATTTGATCTTCTGTAAGAGGTATACCAGGCCCCTCAAATGTAAAGGATGTTATTAATTTTTTATTATTACCACATTTTGTACTATTGTGTTTACTATACAACTCTTCTGTGGTTATGACTTCATACTTCTTAGTTTTATTATTTAAGGTCAGGTGTTTATGATACTTTGAAGTTGTAAAATCGACTCTTCTATTCTTTATTTGGTAAAATTCATCTACAGGTCTTTTGATATATTGTTCTGGAGCCACTAGAGACCCTTCTAACGTATCAGGGTCTACTTGCATTACTAAGTCTCCCTCTTCGAAGTCTTCTATAGGTTTCCACTTAGTACCTGTAAAAAATTCTGTACCTTTAGGGTAGCAGCCTGCTCCTCCTGTAACAGTAACTAAACTAATCTCTGGGTCTAGTAAATGATTTACTAGAATCTGTTGCTCAAGATTTCCGGGAGTTAGATCAAAAGGCTTTACTTTGTTGTCTATTAACTCTAGCGTCCCATTTTTATGAATAGCATAGGCTCTGTTAGTCAAATCCGTATCATTTACAAGCGTTACCGCTTGATTTTGATAAAGTT